AAAACAGTATGAAGAAATCAACATAACACCATCAGTATCAACACTACGTGCTGCAAAACTTATCAAGAAGATGTCACCAAGAGCAATCACTGCACTAACCTTGTTACGTGAATTATCTGACGGATTTCAGTACCAAGAAGAGAAGACTGGTGTGAAAATTTGTCCTAACTGTGATGGTACTAAGAAGGTTACTGTGGTGACACAGGATCACAATATGGACAAACCTGTACCTCAAAGTGATGTGGTCATGGGGCCCCAAAAAGAAGTCATTTGTGATTACTGTGGCGGTGCAGGTACTGTACCTACTTACACAAGAACACTTAAAGAGGTGCCTACTCCTAAAGACGATTACTTGATAGAGCATTTAGAGGTTCACGAAGACGTTGGTAGGGCTATTGTTTGGGGAGGATTTACTGGGACAATAGATCGTATTGTTCAAATCGCAAAACAACATGGTTGGGACGTGTTACGTGTCGATGGTCGCGGGTATGTTGGGTTGTCCGCGATGGGCGATACCCTGGACACTGATGAACTATTAGATGCTCTGGATGGGTCACATCCAAAACGTGCTGAGTTACTTGAAAAGTTCCCTAAGTTGTGTTTCATTGGTCATCCAAAAGCCGGTGGTATGGCATTGACTTTGACAGCATCTCCTTCTGAACTATTCTACTCAAACGGATTCGATGGTGAGGCTCGTATGCAAGCCGAAGATCGTGGTCACAGAATCGGAATGGACGAGAACCGTGGATTTACAATCATTGACCTGATTCACTTACCATCAGATAAGTTAGTGTTAGACAATCTTAAACAGAAAAAACGCTTACAAAATATGTCTATGGGTGAATTAGAAGAAGTGTACGATAAAGATGAAGATAGAAAATTAATTTAATGGGAGGTTTTGGTATGTCAAAGATGCAAATTGTTGACGTGGATATGGGTGAGATTCATGATGATGAAGAATTTAATTGCCGAGGAAACATTGCGCCGATAAGCGTGGTGGATTTGGCTAAAGATATCCAAGAACGCGGGTTGATTCAACCAGTAGTTATTCAGCCTTGTAGTGCCGAAGGTGCCACACACAAGTACCGTTTGTTGGCAGGTTTTCGTAGATTCATGGCTTACAAAGTCAATAAACAGACTAAGATACCTTGCATCATTCGAGACAATATCATCAGTGAATCAGATGCTATGTTCTTTAATCTTTCTGAAAACATTCAGCGTAAAGATTTGAATATTCTGCAAGAGTCTATGGCTCTTAAAAAGTTGAGAGACTTAGGAATCTCTGAGACTTTAGCTGCTGAGAAGCTTGGTAAGTCACGAGGTTGGATTCAGGTGAGGTACATGATTCTTGATTTTCCAGCAGATATTCAGAATGAGGTTGCAGCGGGTTACATTAACCAGACACAAATACGTGACTTGTATTCCATAAAGAAAACCGGCGACACTAAAGCATTGTATGAGGCTGCGAAAACAGTCAAAGCTGGTAAGCTGGCTGGTCAATCAATTAGTCTTGCTCCAACAAAGCCTCTCAGTATGAAAACGAAGAAGCAACGAAATCGTGCTGAGATTTTCCAGATGATGGGTCACATGACAGAAAACCTACCTAATGGATTGTATACTCGCACTTTAGCTTGGGCAGCTGGTGAGATTACTAACGCAGATTTGTTTGTCTCTATCCAGACCTATGCAAAAAATAACGGCTACAATTACTCAATCCCTACCTCTTTGTAATGAAGACTAATGTAAATATTGTTGGTCGTGGGCGTGATGTACTTATCTCGCCTATTGATTTGCGTAGGCTGCGCTACAAACGTAAGTACAATAGATTACGTACTAACCCATCTGCATTATTGACTAGTATATTAAATGCATCAATGTTGCCTCAGCATGGTGCCTTAGTGGATACTATTGATTGCTTGTGTGAATCTCCTACTAAAGACAATATCTCAGTGGCCGAGGCAATATCCTCAAGAGCTAAAATGTTTATTTAGTCCTAAATTGAGTCATAGGAGTCAATATGATCTTTTTTGATACTGAGGGTTGTGGGTTTTATGGCCCCACAACCCTCATTCAGTATGCTTACGATGATGGGCCAGTGTACCTACATTCTGTATTCACAACACCAGTACACGAAACCCTAGAGCTTATTGAAGAACTTTGTTACCATGATGAAGGTGTCGTTGGATTCAATCTTGCGTTTGACTGGTTCCATATGTGCCAAACATACACAACCTTGAGCTTGTATAAGAATCGTAACGCTCACCCCGAAGATGATTTAAATCTTTACGCTGAGTACGAGAAACAAGGCAGATCCGGTCTTTGTTTAAAACCTAAGAAAGCCCTCGACCTGATGCTCCATGCACGAAAAGGCCCATACCAATCCACAATGAATCGTGGCGATATCCGAATCAAACGTGTTCCAACTGCATTGGCTTGGGAACTCGTAGGTGAATTAAATACCAGAATACCTTTAAAGGATGTGTACTTCGCCAGAAGAAAAGACAAAACTGTTCGCTGGCAAGTGTTTGATGTTCACAATGATCTAGGTGATATGGTTCCAGACTTTAAAGATGTTGTACTTAAATTTTCTCCTAGTTCAGCACTGAAAGCGTTGTGTGTCGATGCTGGTATCTCAAAAGAAAAGCGTCTACTGTTTTCAGACATTGATTTACCGGACAAAGCTAAGGCTTTTGAGTTGGGTTACGCTCCTTATGCCTTGGCACCATTCATTGATAAAGTAACAAAAAAGGTTTGTTACCCTGGCCCAAATAACTGGTATAAGAAGTGGCCCGAAGTTATCCACATGCATATAAGCCACTGGGCCTACAATTCAATGGCTCGTGAATACGCGGAAGACGATGTTCACGACACTAGAGCACTGTACCATTATTTTGATAAGCCTGAGTTAGATGATGATGATTCAGTGTTAGCTTGTATGGTAGGTACTGTAAGGTGGAAAGGGTTCAAGATCGACTCCGAAGGTTTGAAGAAACTAAAATCTAAGCGTGTTAAGTTTTTAGCCACAAGAAAATTCAATTTCAATGCCCCTGCAGTCTGTAAAACATACTTGTATCAAGTCATGGATGAAACTGAACGTGTGGTGGTTCAAGGGTCAACTAAAGCCAGTGTCTTGGAGGTGATTTCTAAGTGGATGGAACAAACTGTCTGTGAAGATTGTGGTGGAATGGGTTGTCATAAGTGTGACGATGGGCTTATAAGTTCCAATGTGGTACACCCAGCAGCAGAACGAGCACAGGAGATATTGGATGCGAGACACGCTAAAAAAGAAATTGAGAATTACGATAAGTTGCTTCTTGCGGATAGATTCCATGCTTCGTTTAATGTTATCGGAACTCTTAGCTCTAGGATGTCTGGTGCTGACGGTCTTAACGCACAAGGTATTAAGAATGAGAGAACCATCAGAGAGTGTTTTCCATTATCTGACTCGGACACTGTTCTGTGTGGTGGTGATTTTGCTGGTTTTGAAGTGGGTCTTATGGATGCATGTTACGGTGATCCTAAATTACGCGACGAATTATTAACAGGTAAAAAGATTCATGCTTTGTTTGGTGCTGAACTTTTTGAACTGTCTTACGATGAAGTGATGGCGTCAAAGGATTTACCACTCAGTGATCCTTGTGCTTACTATGCCAGGGCTAAGCGTGGCGTGTTCGCGTTGGCCTTTGGTGGTGAGGCTTACACACTAAGTGACCGTGTCGGAATCCCTGAACTACAAGCTGAGGAAGCGTATCAACGTTGGATTAAAAAGTACGTTGTTTGGGGCGAAGCGAGAAAGGCAATCTTCGATAAATTTTGCTCCATGAAACAACCTAACGGAATCGGTACAGCAGTTGAGTGGCACGAACCTGCAGATTACACGGAATCGATGCTTGGATTTCGCAGGTACTTTACGTTGGAAAATAATATTTGTCGCACACTGTTTCAACTTGCTGAAAAACCTCCTAAGGATTGGATTGATATTAAGATAAAAGTCACTCGTAGAGACAGAGAGCAAACCGTTACTGGTGCTAGTAGATCAGCATTGTTTGCTGCGGCTTTTACCCTTCAAGCATCTAATATGCGGGCAGCAGCTAACCATGAAATCCAGTCAACAGGTGCACAGTTAACTAAGGGGTTACAGCGTAACATCTGGGACATTCAACCACCAGGGATCAATAGGTGGAGAGTCCAACCAATGAACATACATGATGAGATCATGTGCCCAACCCAACCTATGTACAAGGATGAAGTGACCAGGGTTCAACAACAATTTGTTGAAGATAATTTGAAACTTGTCCCTCTTTTAGCCATAGATTGGGGATGTAACTTAACATCGTGGGCATCCAAATAATGAATACATTTCAGTGTATCGTGTTTGCTGTGGTTTTTTACAGTTTTTGTCTTTGTTCTGTGATTGTACCGATATTAGACTACGTAACCACACCAGCACCCCTAGACTATTGTTGCGATGATCAGCCAACTGGCGATGATCAGACAACTGGTAAACAAATATTAAATATGTCGTATTAGACACTTCTTAAGGAGAAGTCATGGAAAAGATCAAAGAAGACTTACATGCAGACATACTGAATTTACGTAACATCGAGACGTTAATAAATTCAGCGTCTTTTGATTTGTTGTGTAAGAGTTCTAGTGAGGAACAACTCAAAGCAATTAAATCAATAATTAAACAACGTGACAGAACCGCCTTAGATACCTGGGTAAAAGACCACCCAACACACGAACTAGGTGAGATGTCTGTAAGACGATTACGTGAACTGGCTAGTAAGAAACGCGTACCTAATTATTCACGACTAGATAAGTTAGGTCTGCTGCAAGCACTGCAAAAGGAACCTGAAAACAAAGTGGTTCAGACCATCGATGTTGACCAGATGATTGACACTATAAAAATACTAGTCAACGACATGTTACAATTTTTCCCTGACATGAAACTGCCTACCGAGGATTATCTGCTTCCTGAAATCTCCTCACTGAATGAGTCTTTGATCCTTGAAGGGTATGCGTGGGTGACAAATGTTCACAATACTAAGTACAGGAGTGTTAGCGATATCAAAGAACTGTTACCTGACGATGTCTGGAAACGGTACAAGGCTTGGGGTTCTGATTTCGGTGAGCACCGTGAGGTATTGTTGTTGAATAAAGCTTTAACGAAGTTACGTAAAACATTAATTTCCGCTAAAAGACCAATACTATTCAAAAGGAGTAAATTAAATGTCCGCCTCGAAAAAATTAAATGTACTAGCACGTCTTGAAAAAAGAGTCTTAGCTCTTGAGGAAGCTAGTCAACAGGTGAAGATTGTTTTGACTAGGTGTGTAGTGTTCATGGACGCCATGCGTAAAAAAGGCTACCTCACTAATGCTGAGATGCACGAAGCTGTAAAACAACTGACTGTGCCACAGGAAGATAGTCATGTTTAAATCATTAATTAAATTGAAAACTTTTGAAGGTGTTTATTTTTGCGGCAACTACTCTGTAAAAGTCACCTCTTACACAGATACACATGTGACGTATGAGTGGGAAGGTACCAGCGTAGTAGCCACTAAGACTAAAAAAGAGTTCATGGAGAACTTCACTAATGATAAAGATCAGTAAGTTTTGGAGTATGGGAGACCAACGCATCAATCATGGTAACGGAGTGTATTCTGTACCTTCGTTAATTGAGCACTCTAAGGACTTACCTGTCATGGACATTCCTATTGTGCACTTATCTTTAGGGTACACCTATGACAATGTCACATTGCGTGAGATGGTGCAACATATGTTACATGTCCAAGAGGCTGATTTGGATTACCCAATCATTCTGGATGAGGATGGTGGTATTCTCGATGGTAGGCATAGGCTAATGAAATCCTTATTGGAAGGCAAAGACACAATTAAAGCTGTACGCTTCACTAAAAATCCACCACTTACAGGGAGTTAATGATGGAAGATCAAATTGATAAAGAGTTACCGGGGGGAGTCCCCTGACACTGTGTGTCATCGTGATGGTTGTTCTGGTACTATGTTGGATTCACGGGACGATAATGGTGTGCATCACACTCCGCCTCCATGTAGGCACTGTCTCACAGTTCACGTAACTTGTGATGTCTGCGGCGCTGAATTTTTCTCCAAGGACTGGTGATGAACTCATTGACAATTAAAGCTGTTAGCTTCACTAAAATCCTACTTACAAGGAGTAAATAATGGAAGACCAAATTGATAAAGAGTTACCTGGGGAGGTCGAGGATGCCGTGTGTTGTCGCGATGGTTGTACTGGTATCATGGGAGATTCACGGGACGGTGGTTGTTCCTGCCACATGCACCCTCCTTGTCATTACTGTCGCACAACTCACGTTGTCTGTGACACTTGTGATGCTGAATTTTACTTCGTAGCTTAGTTATGAACTCATTGACAACATCATCGAAGCGTGGCCCAGAAGCCCTCATCGTAGACAAAATCAGAAAGATGATGGCTTACAAGGGTTGGTACATTAAAGTGATGCACGGCAACGCGTACCAGTCTGGATTCCCAGATCTGTTTTGTACTCACACAAGATACGGTATCCGCTTAGTGGAGGTCAAAGATCCAAATCGCACAGGCGATGTGTTTACCCCCGCGCAACACATAGAATTTCCAAAGATTTCTGCTAACGGTACAGGTATCTGGGTGCTAACAGGTGACTCAGATGGGGAGTACGAAAAATTATTCACTGCTCCTAATTGGTACCAATACTTACAGGCATTTAAGTTATGAAACGAATAGGGCTGTTTGTAGATTTAAGTAACCTTTACTACTGTGTAGGCTCCGTACACACCAAGAAAATTGATTATGTGAAGTATGTGGATTTCGTGAAACAATTAGGTGACATTGTCACAATGGTCGCATACGGGTCACAAGTCAATGGTGCTGCGAGAGAATTCATCTTTAACCTGGAGAATCTAGGTTTTAAAACAAGATTTAAGGAACCAAAAGTCTATGGTAAAAAAAGGAAAGCTGATTGGGACGTAGGGTTAACTGTTGACGCAATGAATCAACTGCATAATTTCGACACACTGGTACTTGGTTCGGCAGATGGTGACTATGTGCCTTTAGTGAATCATGTGCGTAGTCAAGGTAAAGAGGTTATTGTTATTGGTTGCCTACTTTCGAACGATCTGAAACGGTCTGCCAACAGTTCGATTGAGATTTTTGACGGGTTGTTGTTATGATTTGCTCAACCTGTGGACTACCAATTACAGATCCTTGTGCTGTAAAAAAGCCAGCGTCTATGGGTCTAACAATGGCATCTGAGTCGAATGCTCGACATGTTGATTGTTGGGTCGAGCAACTAAGGTTAAAGACAAGGTTAAGACTAGGCCAGGTTAAAATCTTACCCACGGAGAAAGAAGCATTAAATTTTATCAATGGCAACTTAGGTGTACCTTGGAGGGAAAATGAGATTACTAAAACAGACTAACCCAGAGTGCTTAGTGTATTCAACGGCAATGGTCTTAGATGTTGAACCAAAAGAGATAACAGACACCCTAGGGCATAACGGTCTTGAGATTTGGTGGCCTGATCTTAAAGGAAATAGTCGCTTTAGAGGTGTCCACATTCAAGAAATTATTGATTTTGTACTCAGTAAGAACAGGGCGCTAGTACCTATTGATTTGTGGCCCACTATCGCACCTAACCTGGAGGTTGAGTCTCGCACGATTTACGATAACGCACGAAAGAGATTTGAGTACTACATTATTGGTCGACGAGGTATCTTGATTGGCCAAAACAAATCTGGTGCGGGCCATGCTTGTGCTTGGTCTGGTAAAGAGGTGTTCGACCCAAACGGATCGGTGTATCCTTTAGATCAATTCCATATACAAACTATCTGGTTATTGATTTGATTCACACAATGTGATAAAAGTATTGCAACTATTATAGATGTGGTGTAAATTACTTATTCACTACCAGGCACGACAAACAAACGAAAGAAATTAAAATCAAATCAAAATTTGGAGATTTTGTGAAATGGTAGATGATTTTAACAACCTAAAAAGCAATGATATAATCCTAAAACACTTAAATTTTGCTCACAAAGCAGCACAACCTTACATAGCAACAGTACCACAAAAGAAAGATATTATTATCTCAGCAGCATATGAGGGAATCACTCTAGCTGTTAACAGAATCAAAAACAATCCCCCAGCACACAAAAATCTTAAATCCTTTATTTGGGTCACAATCACTGGCACTATTCAAGACACGTTACATAAGGATTGTCTAGTACAGTGTCCCAGAGGACAAGAGCGCTATAAGTACAAGTCTTTAGTAGGACTAAAAGCCCACGTACCAGAAGTAAATCCTTTTGCAGAATCTGATTTAATTAAGACCCTTCGCATGACCCAGGTAGAGCAAGATATTTTAAAGTTACGGGTGGAAGGCTATACCCTAATTGAGATTGGTATGCAATTAAGTCTTTCCCACACCACTGTCAGTAATAAATTATCTTCATTAGTGAGGAGATTAAAGTGAAAATCTTCCTAGACATGGACGGGGTCATTGTTGACTTCGTTACCGGCGCGATGAATCATTGTGGTAAACAAGTAGATGAATGGCCTAAAGGTGAGTACGATTTAAATAAAGTGTTACGTGTAGGCCCCAGTTTTTGGAAAAGTCTTGATGAAGCATTTTGGCTAGGTCTAACAAAGACTCATGATGCAGACAGTATTTTTGAAACTCTTCGTGGGTTCGATATTTGCATCTTGACTGACCCAGGGTCTACAGGCCACAACGGTAAGTACCTTTGGTTAAAATGTCACTACCCAAATATTGATTACTTGATGGGTAATAGAAAAGATTTTTGTTCCCACAAAGATGCGTTACTAATAGATGATTCAGATAAAAATTGTCTACACTTTAGGTTAAAAGGAGGTAAATCTATTGTCTGGCCACAACAGTGGAACAGTAAGTATTGGGTAGGTAACAAAATCAACTACCTTAAAAAGGAACTACGGAGATTGATATGAGAATTTTAAAAGTGACAGAGGTACCTAAGTGTGATTTGTGTGACCAACCAGCACACTGTGATGCACCCACAGAATCCGGTGCGTGGGCTTTCATGTGTAAGGCTCACCACAAAACGCACGGCAGTGAGAGAACAGATGTCGGTTCCATCTTCGAGAAAATACCATCAGGCACCAGGAGTTGATTATGAAAAGAGAATTTTTACAATTAAGCCAAACACACAGTAGTAAGTACGGTATCGGTGGTTGGTTCGAGTCCGAAAAATTAGATGGTATGCGGTTGTTTTGGGATGGTGGCGTGTCGCGAGGCATGTTAAAATCAGATGTGCCCTGGGCCAACACTAATAAAGATGAACGTTACCAGGTTGCCCCTGTCAGCACAGGATTGTGGTCACGATATGGTAACGTAATACATGCCCCTGATTGGTGGTTGGATGAGCTACCTAAAACTTTTCTGGATGGTGAGGGATTTACAAAACGAAACGATCGGCAATACTTAATGTCTATCGTAAAAGATTTAATCCCCACGGACTCATGGATAGATGTTACGTTTCAAGTGTTCGGGATGCCTTCACCTGAGACAATCTTCGCAAATGGTTACTTAAACAATACCAACTACGTTAAAACGTTTAACGGAATCGTTAAGTGGTTAGTTGACACAGGGTACGTGTTTGATTATGTTGCCAAACCAACAAACACTCATCGACAAACATATTTTTTACTGAATAAATACGTGAACGATATTGTGAAACGTGTCCCACAGAATCTATTACCATTTCAAACGAGTATCGCTGAGCAACGAGTGTCGTATTTGTTAGACAAGATCACTGACCTTGATGGTGAAGGCTTGATCTTAATTAACCCTGACCAGTCTTATTGTTGTGAAAGATCTCACCACAGTCTCAAAGTAAAGAAATTAGATGATGCCGAGGCTGTGGTGATTGGTCACACTACAGGCAGAGTCACCAGTAAAGGTTCCAAGTTACTTGGTATGATGGGAGCATTAGTGGTTCAGTTTGGGGATGTTGTGTTCGAACTTTCAGGGTTCACTGATGATGAACGGGAGTTAAATGATTCTCCTTGGGCCACGGAAAATCCAGACACGCGCTGCCCCTTCGACGTTTTCGCTTTGAGCTTCCCTGTAGGTAGGGTAGTAACCTTTCGGTACAGAGGGTTGTCTCGTGATGGTATCCCTCAAGAGGCGAGATATTGGAGGAAGTATGCTGCTGATTGAGGCTTGTGCCACAGTGTTAGATTGTAATTTACCTGCCAACGATGATGATTGGGTGCGAGTCCTTTTGTGTTTGTATTTAACAGACGACTGGATAACTATGTTAGGAGATGCCAAAATACCACTGTCTGTTGATTACATGAACTACTTAATATTAAAAACAGTACAGGTGCAATAAAATGAAACTTGTTAAAAATGTGCTAATTATAGTGGCTTTGATCTCGTTTACCATTCTTTGCGGTAGTGTCGTAGAGAAAAACAATATCGAAGTCGAAATCATTAAACAATTACAGATCAGGAGATGAATTATGTCTAAAAGACAATTAAGACTATTACTAGATTGCTACATTGCAGAGTCCGTTGATCCAGAGTTACTGGGTGCATCCTGGCAAGACGATGTAGCTCACCTGACATCGAAACACCTTATCCAACTGAGTAAAGACAGTCAACAGTACGAGATCACAGACAAGGGAAATGTTTACATCGAAGGATTGTTGAACACTCCGCTACCAACTAAAGTCTGGACTTCGGCTTCTTAATTAAAATAAAACCTTGGAGAAACAGTATGCGTAAGATCAAGTACCTAAGCCCCACATCAATAGATAAATTCTACAAAGACAGGCAAGAATTCTACTTGTCTTATTTGGCAGATAATCGACCAGGTAGACTACCCCAAACTCGACCTATGAGTATTGGTTCCGCGTTTGATGCCTATGTAAAAAGTTACCTTGATCAGCGTCTCGGGATCAATGCCGATGGATTTAAATTGCAGGAGATTTTTGAAACTCAAGTTGAACCACACAATCGTGATTGGGCCTTCATTCACGGTAAACATGCCTTTGATTCTTATGAGTTTTCCGGCGCTCTTGCCTTGTTGGTTACTGAGTTACTTAAAGCTGACGAACAACCCGTGTTCGAAGCTACTGTTGAAAAAGTCATCGAACACAATGGTGTAGCAATCAATTTCTTAGGTAAGCCTGACCTTAGTTACAAACTGTCGAAACTACCAATTATTTACGATTGGAAGGTTAATGGTTACTGCGGTAAAGGCAACACGTCACCTAAAAAACAGTACATGCGTGTTTCAGATGGTTGGGACATTGATATCGCGCCACCGTCAAGAGGTAGCGGAGGTCGGCATAAAGATGTGCAACCAATGTTGATGAGTGGGATTGAAGTCAACATCGCTTCTTACCTTGAAAATGTTGATAAAACCTGGGCCAAGCAATTGGCTATTTATGGTTGGTTGTTGGGTATGCCTGTCGGTTCTAAATTTATTGTCGGCATTGATCAGTTGTGTTGTAAAGCAAATGTAGACAAGCCCCTTATTCGCATAGCAAATCACCGCGCAAGAATCAGTGAAGCCTTCCAACTTGAGTTGTTTGCGAACGCTCACCATGTGATGACTACTGTGGATTCTGGTCACATCTTTGATGACCTTTGTCGAGCTGAATCAGATGAACTTTGTGACAAGTTAGATAACATGCACAAAGGATTGTCTGGTGACAGTGCCGAAGACAAGTGGTTCTCTGGTGCATCAAGAGGTCATAAAAACTTTTAACTTCATGGAGCAGTGGCCAGGCAACTGGTCGCTGTATATTAAATTATGAAAACTGTAAATATGTTACGTGCTGGTGGGGACAACGTTCCTAGGATCAAGGTAAGTGTAAGTGACGTGATCAGTGGAAAGATGACTTTAACATCTGCAAAGTTACTCTATGATAGTCAAGGTAAGTTGCTTTGTGACACGCTACTTACTTCACTACCTGGTGGCACAATAGATGCTTTATTGTGTGAGTTATTAAAACGTAAATCATCTCTACTAAGAATTCCCTTTGTGGACGATTGCATAGTCACAAGGGTGCCTAAAGTAAGAAACACGACCAAGGGACTCAAAGACCACGAAATCCAGGAACTGGTTAGTTACATACGTAAGCATGTGCGAGTGTATACAACCGCACAATCCTTACGTACCTGCATAGAAAATGCGACTATATCCTACCTAGAGAAAAATAATTTACGAATCGATACACCCAGAGGTGACTCATGTTAAATTCTATGACGCAACAATCTAATGTGCAGGATTTTATGTGGAAAGATCGTAAGGGTAATTTTCACAACCCTAAAGACATGAAAACGAGTCACGTCTTTTTCGCACTGCGAATGATTTGGAACAATATAGTTGATCGTAAGATGCAAATCCAACCTGTTCGGATATACAATTTTGGTTCGTTTTACACTAGTGAGTACATGACTCAGGCAGTTAAGGTGTTGCTGAAAGAGTTGTCTACTAGGAATGATTTAGAACCTTACTTCGTGCGGTGTTTGGGCACCATGCAAGAACACACAAGCAGCCTTAGGAGGCAATATGAGATTATTTAAACATTGTGGAGATGGACATCATTTAGGTAGTGTAGTTATTGTCTGGGCAGGAAGTAAGAAGACGGCTGAAAAGATGATTCGGTCTGAGCTTGATTCTCACGGCCTGTCGGACGAGGAACTAAATATAGAGGTGCTTGATGAGTTGACACGAACACCTCAATTGATTTACGAAGACGATGGTGACTATTAATTTAGGGAGTTTGACATGAACACAAGAGAAGAAAGAAAAATAATTATAACGATGTCTCCTAAAGAATTGCGACACTTAGCAGATAAAATGGAGCGAGTATGTCCTCAAAGACAGGTTGGTGCCTCCACTTTTGTTGACTACTTGCATCATAAGCAAGGGTTCACAATAGATTTACATTTCGACCAGGAATATTTTCACAATAAACAGGCACAGTGTGCTGTCCGGGATGCTTTTGTTATCTGTTGCAATGATAAGGTGGTGGCCGTTGTTTTAGATTCAACGAGCGCGGCCCGAGACAAAATGGTAGAGTTGAAGAAGGCGGCCTTTAATAGGTGCCAAAACGACTATGATGACTTTGATGATTACAGTAGGTATTTTCATTGGCATGTGTGTGGGACGAGTTACTCGTAAATAAAGGAGAAATATTATGCAAGCAGAATTAGATATATTAGAGATGTACTGCAAGAGAAACCATGTTGAAATAAATTTTGGTGCAAACGGAATATCGATTTGGTCAACAGGTGACGGGCCAGCCTTGAAACTCAGCCATGTAACGCCTAGTAAGGTTGAATCGGCTGTCGGCGCATTAATTGTGTTGCGTCAATACGGTTGGGAGTCAAGCTAATGGTAAAACAATTTGCTGTCAAATATTTCTCCTATGACTCACTGATTAATAATGGGAGACTTTTCTCCCATGAATATCCTGAGACGTGGGAGAAAGAAAAAGAGTTGTTCTGTCCTGGGTGCGGTAAGAAAGAAGTGTGGCGTATCGATGATGATTGCGAAGAGCTATACATTTGCGTTGCGTGTGAAAAAACATTTTATTTACCTGGAGGTATTTGTCCTGCAAGTGGTGATCAGGATGTTCAAAGACTGAAAAATCTACAAGTAAGCACGATAGAGGAGTTTGCCGAGACCAATGATTTGGTACTGTCGGTAAGTGCACGATGCGACATGCTTTTGGTAATGGGAACGATCCAGATGAAGCTGTAAAGGATTACGTAAGGATTATAAGTGGTAAGTTACTTGTGGTAAATGCTATGAGTAGATTACATCGGCGGGAAATAAGGGTACCAATCCTGGTAACGGAAGGAGACGCAAAATGACTGTTTGGGGCGCAGTTTTATTGTTCCATATTTGCGTGAAGAACAGTGTGAGATGGGAGGGTGTAGGTATTGTTTGGTTGATGGCGACAGTATTAGACCTCTCCCTGTTTACGTGGCAATTATTCTACACTGTAAGGAGTAAATCATGAACACACCAAAACCACAAAGAGGTACTTGGGTACTAACAGCACCAGATGGTACTATATTTTGGGCAGCATCTCCTATTCTTTGTTGTCGCGAGGAACAAAAGACTAGGGTGCCTCAGGAAGTTGCTGCAAAAAGATTGCTTGTTTCATTAAGTAAATGTTATCTCTGCGGAGAGTTTGATTTTAAGCACACCTTAGGTGAGGGTACCCCGGCAGAGATTAAAGTTTGTTCAACCTGTAAAAATATACTTACCTAACAAGGTTAACACTATGAAAAATCAGGCAGATTACAGTCTTTACAAATGCCCTTATTCTCACATAGAAAAAGATTGTGGTCACAAGTTGCGAGGGCCAGAAGGGTATGAAAATACTTACAGTGTTTGGTGTGCTTGTGGTTTCCGTGGGCCAGTGTTTTGTCTTGACCCAGAAGAGTTAAAACTTGACCCTCTGCGCTGTCGCAAAATTCTCTTTCCTTGAAAGGATGTGGGTCTAATAAACATTTAAGTAATCTTGAGGTGCAAAATGAACGATTTAAAAATAGCGTATGTGGTATGTAGCCTAATACAATCAATTGTGTTGGTAGTGTTGGCCATTGTGATACCTATATGGTTAACACCAGGATACTATTGGTGGTCATCAATTCTCTTGTTTTTGATTATTGTTGGTAGTCATGGTCTGGGCAAAAGAATGGATTTGTGGACAGGGTCAGTCTAATTAACAAACTACAGACCTTGGTATGTGGCCTGGTCACACTTTTTGAGGAACAAAATGATTGATAAGATATACGTAGTCTACAAAGGTAAGATAGTAGAGGCTAAAGTGGTGAGAGAAACCGCTAAATCAGTGTATGTTAATCGTTGTGAGGGATTGGTATGGCAACGGCGACTGGATAAGTGCACTGTGCATGTGACACAAAAAGATGCCGTTGAAGCAGAGATCAACACGGTACTAGCTGACGTAGATATGTGTGTTGTCAGATTAAAGATTTTTCAGGCACGGTTGAAAGTTGCGCGAGTGTTGCTGGAGGATCTTTTAAATGATTAACGTATATTCGAGAAAAGCGATGTCTGTGGCAATGGTGATGGGCCTGGCAATACCGTTCCACCAGGCAGCTCCATACAGGGCGGAGCGTCCTGGCACAATCAAGCCAAAGCGTAAAAGAAGACATCGGCAAGGGAAGCCAAGTACAAAACGAAACAAGTACTGTGTTCGTTGATTTAAATAATCTTGAGGTGAAGAGATGAGTAAAGATATAAAAGTTGGTGACCGTGTTTTTATAGATGGTGACGGTGGATTTTGTGCGCCAAGTTACGCTACTGTGACTGAGATAAAGAAAAGATTTGATCAAAAGACAGGTAAAGAATATGCCTTGGTTTGTTGCGGAAATCAGCACTACCGAGGTGATACTGGTGAGTGTGTAAAAGGGGCGTTGGCCTATTTTCTAATAACCTAACTATGTGGTCGTTGATTTTAAATAATCTTGAGGTGAAGAGATGAGTAAAGATATAAAAGTTGGTGACATAAAATGTGGAGCATGTCTTGAGTCCTTGGTGAGACCGAGACAACCCACTGATGTCTCGAGATCACCGCTCGGACTTGTTCCTAAGGATGTCTGTGAAGAAAAAAGATTCTACGAAGTCTGTTCTGCGATATCTCGATATTATTCAGCAGGATTTAAAATACCTTTGGAATGGGTTGAGGAATACAATGAACTTTTGGGGCCATGATAACGTAAAACGCTGCGCGTTGCAGTGTGCCTTCTTTGTGTCGAAGAGGCTGTTCTACGATGTTGAAGGACGCCCAAAAAGGTGTACTGAGTGCGGGTGTAAAATATTTGGTGTACTTGTGCTTGAGTCAATCAATGGGATTGCTGCCGAGCAAGATTACATCTGTAAAGATTGCGGGGCCACTGTAGCCTTTTGGGCCTATGGGTATTTTGACCCAAAATTTAGTAGAGACGGTGCCGCTGATGAGGTGAAGAGATGAATACGCACGCTGTGAAAAGATTAGCCTTAGTTTTAGCAATACAGGCAGAAGTTGAAGGGATGAAATTTGAAAACCTTCGACTGGAGCAATTTAATGTGCCCCACGCTTACACTAATTCTGATTTCTACTGTAAGGCAGAGGAGTTAAGGATTGTGGCGGCCAAGCATGATGATGAACTGTGAAAATAGTTAACCGAAGGAGAAATAATATGCAATCTGAACCATCACCAATCTTGAAGTTCTTTAATTACGAGAATCTACCAAAACACCAGCAAGAAGTCAGTAAAGGTATATGTGATCTTGCTACTGAGATGGACGCGTATCTACCAAACTCGGCAGAGAAAAGTGCAGGGCTACGGAAGCTGCTTGAGGCTAAAGACTGCCTTGTTCGTGCAACTCTTTAGAAATTGTGGCCGCTGGGGAGACACTCTTTCGCAGCGGCCCAACGTATGACAGTTACCTAAGGGTGACTAGGGAGATAATCAAATGAGTTGCTTTGAATGTGCAGTAGAGAAAGACAGTGCTCAATGCCGCCAAAGAACAGCAGTGACGCAAGAGTGTTTTTTAAGTAGGGTGAAGCATCTCCAGGAGGACGCACCTCTATGAATGACATAGAAAAGATGGAGTGGATGTTCAAGGAAGTGCACGGGGAGATGACAGGTGCATGTTATGCAGAAATCACATATGACGATGAAGGTGAACCGAATGGTGTGGTGTGTATGAAACATGGTGACCTCTGCTGGAGTAAAAATAAAACGGAGTTGATGTTTGACTACTTGACTAGGCACCTGGACAGTGGTCCGGCTGTTAAACGACTGGTTCTGCCGGAGCATGGCCGATTAGTAAAAATTAAACACATAAAGGGCCATGACGACACGGGACATTGCTTGCTGTCAAGTTGATTGTCATGGTTAGGTGTATGTAATGAGCAAATACCATGACCGAGAATGGTTGACCGAGGAAGGCGACCCAGCAACCCCCTCAGTTGTTTCTTTTGCAGGACTGACAAACTGGGCAGATGGCGAGGAACCGCTGTATATGGTCGAAATATCAAGTTGTCATGATAAAGTTCGATTGCACAAAACCCACGATCAAACACTGGAAGATTGGAAAAATCAAGTTGAAAAACTATACGCGCATGTCGGCAGGTATTTGGATTATTTAAGTAAAACCGAAGCCTCTCCAGGAGGACGCACCTCTTTGGATGATCTTGTTAGCCGACTGAATGAGGCTGAAAACTTAATACGATCTGTGAGGATTATAGTACAACATTCGGGTGAGGAGAGGTGGGTAAATTGGCATGAGAACTCAACTGAGTGGCTCAACAGGTTGGGCAAATAAAAGTAGTCGTGATCAAAAAGCTAATACTGTAAAAACTAACCTGCTTGCGGAGGGCAAGACCATGGGTGAAGAAGATAACAGAATGTGGCCTGTCGATGACAGACCTGAACAAACCGACATAGAAATTTGTATGTTAAATAATCAAAAGTGTAGTGGGACACCCTGTGTTCGCACGGCAGCGGCGACCAAGGAAGGGTGCACTCAATTTAGAATCATAGAGGGTGAACAAAGCCTGAAAGAGAACCACTCATCAGTAAAAAATTGGGCTATACGCCAAACTTTAGAGACAGAAATTGCCTCGAAACAAAAATCCGTAGACAGGTTTGTTGCTAGTAATGCAATGGATGCTGCTGCCCATGCTAGTGCCGAGCGGGATGGTTTGGTTTGGGCCTTATTTGTTTTAAGAATTCAGCATGGTGTGTAACGCTGATTGTGGAGATAGTTTGAATGGGCACTGTTTAGTGCCTTTAACCGATGATTTAAAAGGTGAGTTATGTCCTGGGATGATTTTTATATAGGAATTGAGTCAAGAGAGGTAAATTCAGCCTGTCTTGTGGAAGGGAATTTGAGCGAAAACTCCATTGAGTATTGGTTCAGTAACGACACTATTGGCGGCAAGATAAATAAGGGTAGTAAGGTTGGCGAAAAGATATCTGAGATGATTGTCAGAAAGGACAGATATAAAAAAATTGAGAAATATATCATGGGCCATGCACTTGCTACCCAATCCCCTGAAAAACTCAGTATGATTATCAGCAAGAGTTATGCTAGGGGGTATGTAGATGGTACTGATGCCCAAAAACAAAAAACCAAGAAAGCTATCGAGCAGATCACTGGTTGTTGTCTTCGTTAGAATTTTCCATGCAACTCAAGAGGACTTAAGATGAAAATTGAAATACGGACCAATTGTTTGAACAAAGAATTATATTTAGATGATGAATTTGAGGCGGGATGGGAGGGTATTGTAGATGATATGACAGTAATAATACCCTACGCATTGGATGTTGCGGTGGAGAAAGGTGGGAAGATGGCGCAGATTGAAATAACTAAGTCATTAGCAGTCGTGAACTGCGGCAATTGCCTAGATCACCAATGCACGGAGCAAGGAAAGTGTAAGGTGCCTGAACACTGCAACCTACATATTAGCCACACCGAAGCCCAAAAACAACCCGCATTAAACAATCAAGTTGATTCTGTGGTTGGAAACGAACCAATACCAGGAACACGAAAAGTGGTCGTCTATGAGTGGCCAAAAGTAAAAGGTCAGGCCAAGGTGGCTGTAGGACATGGCATATTTCACCAGTTTGGGTGTGACTATGAAGAATTTGAAAGTGGGCCAGGTAATTACACTACTGCAATTGTTGAGATGTCTGATGGGTCAGTAAGAAACGTACCTGTGGACATGGTAGTATTCAATAACTGAGTTGCAATAAAAACAAACTGAGATTTTATTATGAACTGTATTGATAAAAAATGCTACTACCAAAGAGATGGAGTTCAAAACGGCTGTGGGCTGCTTAAAAATACTGACGACTGTGTCGGGCCATATGTCGACAAATTGACAACTGTCTGCTCTGACGCCGTAATAGGTTGCAAGCAATTTAAAGCTGCCAGAATCGCTTTTGGAAAGTTTGGTACAGGTATTGGTCTGAACATGCATGAACATCATTTACTCACCATGTATTTGGACAGTGAAACTCAGAAACGTTGGATCATTTTTAAGGCTGGATTCAGAGGCTGAGGTTAACTTTAACCTGTTTGCGGAGGATAAGAACAATGCAAGACAACGAATATAAATGTGCTGATTGTGGTGGAGTATTTGAGAAGGGTTGGACTGATGAAGAGGCTGTTGAAGAAAAAGAAGCCAACGGTTGGAACGGCATAGATATGGCCGTGGTGTGTGACGATTGCTACAACAAAATAATGGCTGATAGGTGTAATGAGGTGGGTGTGGGAGATAACGTGAACGATAGATCCATTATTGAAGCCGTGGAATATCTTAAAGTAATGCGGAAAAGCGTGGAGGATGGTAAAAAGAATGAAAACCTGAACACACAGTGTTCCATTAACCCTACCGAGTCACCTGGTTTTGTGGTGCGTGTGTTAAAGATGGTAGAAAGCCACCGTGAGACATACTGGGTGACACTAGATCGATCCGATAGGCCAAAAGATGCAAAGCCGTGGGATGTAGGAAGGATCACACCATACATGCATGAGGAAAAAGAGTACGCCGATTCAGATGCCGAAAGATGGGCTGAGTTTCTAGGTGTTAAAGTAACTACATAATAGTTAAAGGAGAATCATGAGAAAGATATTATTATACACAGGTTGCACCTATGCAGGATGCGATAATTATATGATAGTTGAGGTTGAAGATAGTGTAACAGATGAAGAACTCGAGATCAGGGCAAGAGATTTTATGGAAGATGCATTAGCTCCTGAGTGTTCGTGGAAAGAAGCTAGTGAAGAAGATATTGAAGATCACGAATAAGTTGGTTAAATTTTAAAGGAGAGCCAATGTGAAATCATATATTTTTGTATATAAAAACGGCGACCTTAAGACATTTGTAGGACAAGTGTACTCGGAGCATCTGCAAATGATTGGCGTTGAATTAGAAACAATAATTTTACCTGATTTACTTATGGAATACCGTGAGGGTAAGTGGTAATCAATAGTTAAAGTCTAGGGGTGGAGATTATGAGTAAAATATCGAGTTTGACAGTGATAAATCAACAGGGAACCAAGCAATTCTTTATTAACTGTACGTATAATGGGTTACTTTTACATGTGATTAAGGACGAATCTGATTATGATGGCGAGTCGTTTTATACAGCTATTTACAGAGGGTATACCAAAGCTGGTGAACTCGTGTTCGAGACTGTTAACGCCCCGATTGAGGTTAGTTATGCTTCTGACGACCTTGATTTGACTAAAATATAACATTAACTAAGGAGAATCAAGATGGGAAATCAAACAGTTGCCCGGTGTTGGGATGTTTACGACAGCGTTTGGGTGTTCGAGAACAATAAGCCGAAAAAGAAAATAGTATTTGCTGTTATAAAAAGCATGAACTATTGGAAAACTGGGACTGAAACCTTTTACCAGCTGGTTAATAGTCGGATCGGTGCCGGTTGGGGTAATAATGAAGGTGTGCGGCGTGATCACCAAAGCATGTTCTCGACCAAGGAAGAGTTGATTAGATCATTAATTAAAACTAAGGAGATTTAAGATGATTTTACCAAGACTAGGAATATGGAGCAGTGCATCAGGAAAGTTTTTAATTTGGGAACGCTTTTATAGAAGAGATGGTGAGGCAACTGTTTTCTGCCGTGTATCTCTTCGATATTTGAAAACAGCACGGGAACTAGGTGAATCCAAATCCAAATCCAAAGAGGATCAACGCGCTACAGAGATATCCAAGTGTACCTCTTACCTGAGGACATATTAAGTGCCTTCGCTTACTGGGTGACTTCTCAAAATCCCAATAAGGAATTAATAAATATTACTCCTGCTTTGACTGCCTACAGGAAACACACACTGTTGGCTTTCCCAAATCCAAAGATGCCTGAGGAATTCAACTGGAATAGCTTAAAAGCCTTAGTTAATAGTGATCTGTTTGAGGAGATACCCGAGATCCTTGCACTTAATGAGCTAAAACCAGACTTTATCGACCTAGGGGCGCTGGCTCGAAATGTTTTTTACATGGTTTTAAGGGAGCAAATTACTCAATCAAGTTACCTAATAGGGAATCAAGATGAAAAAGTTATTAGCCAGGATCAAGTTAGTGTTTAATTATGGTGATGAAATTGATACCGGCTTACTTACCCTCCTGGGTTTCTTATGGCCACCACTAGGTTTTAAATTACGTATTGAAAAGCACGACAGGGAGGAACGAGTAGCTTTTATAGAATGGTATCGTGAGGTCGTGATCCCATACTGGACAAAGCAATACCCTAAAGAACGAATTGCTGAGTTTGAGAGACCTATGGTATTTAAAAAAATCTTCAATAACAAAGGAGAGTTAAGATGAAAAAGTTATTAGCCAGAATCAAGTTAGTGTTTAATTATGGTGATGAAATTGATGCCTTGCTCCAGGAAAAACGGGACACAAAAGCCCTGGGGAAACGTGCGTATGATGCCCACAGACTCAAGCTGTGTCACAAGCACAGACAAGAGCCTAATCAGTCTCACTTTGCTGAAAGTAATTGCGACTATTGCAGGGCAATAAAAGGCACACTTCGTACTATAGACAAATTACCTGGGGAGGATTAAGATGGAGTATTTTGAAATAGTTGAAAAATATGTACCGCAAGCAACCTTAACTGCTGTGGCTAAGGGTGTCTTGCTTGCTCAAGACATCAAGGAAGAGTCCTGGAAAGGTAAATTCTACACTAAATCTGATCTGGTTGCGGCTGCTGAGGCTGTCAAACGTATGAACCTGGATGCTTTTTGGGTTAGGGTTATTCGTGTGTGGAACGTCAACATGTGGAACGATGTTCAAGATTGGGCTAAGGAGATTGTGTCCAGGGTGAAAACTGATCTTGAATATGGTAGTAGGGTGTCAGCCACTAAGAAACTGGTTCGTGGTTTCAGGGTGTGGGAGGAGGTAGATTGTGTTATCCAAGGCATCTACCTAGGTGTAAGGACGTTGTCGAATGGTACATCTACCCACAACAGAGAAGAGGGTTCTTGTTACACACCTAAAGAGCATTTTAAATGTGCACTAGTTTCGCCTGGACCAAATCAGAACTGTGTGTATGTGCCTTTAACCAGTGTCAAGGAGGTAGGATGAAAACAGGAATGATCTCACTAATTACTACATTAGGTGAACGGATCAAGATCAAAAAGTCAGCAATCAATGTGCTGTCTGATCGTAACGGCTTTGAACACTGTGGACCAAATGAGTGTGTTATACACACCACCATAGAAGCAAGGCTCATTATCTACGTAGGCATGTCCTATGACAAAGTGAATGGGTACCTAGACTAGTATCAAGGAGAAACAATGAAAACAGAAATCATGGCGAGGCGAGAAGATTGGAATGACGGTATTGCGTTGTTTTTAAGGGAAAACACTCAAGGGATGGGTCTAGTAGTGGCCCACCCCATTGAAATGAGGCAACACCGTGAGGACACTGTCTACGATCCTTTTATAAGACTGAAAATACAGGAAGCACAGCAACTCATGGATGAGTTGTGGCAGTGTGGGTTGCGTCCTAGTGAGGGAACAGGTAGTGCAGGCAGTTTGCGAGCCACGGAAAATCACCTTACTGATATGCGTCTTATAGTAATGAGTCAACTCAATATCAAGGAGAAACCCTAATGTTAACAGAAAAGATGCGCGCTTTGATGGCTAAGTACCCCGTTATTGAAACTGAGTTCGTTACTTCCAAGGTGAAAGAACTACATGATTTTGTGAGTGAACACAAGGCTGAGTTGAAAAGAATCAGAAAGAATAATGTTCGTAAACACTTAATGCTCAGGTGCACGCTCACTGAGCCAATGTCAAGGAGGCAGTTTGAGAATGGAAAGGCTCAATATTCTGGCTCTTGCAGTTATCCGACAGAAGAGACTCATCTGTAAAAGATGTGGTCATGAGAAAATTAAACAATTTTAGGAGGTGTGTTGTGGTTAATAATATCGAGAAGTGTGTATTTAAAAATCATGTTGTCATCTCAGGCCCAGAGAGATCAGGTAAAACATCTTTGGCTATGGAGCTTGCACCAGATAGATTCGTGGTTAGGTCAGAGATCTCTCTGAGGGCACTGTTTGGGTTCGACTTCTTAAGTGTTCGCACTGTGGAATGTGTGATCGTTGATGGCTTAAGTGATTTGGATTGGTTAAAATCACTACTAGGTAACAGTGACCGGATAATACTAAATGTGAAAGGTGTGGGGAGAGTTACAGTGCCGATGCCATTGTTCATATTTACTACAAACTTAGATGTGCCTGATCACGAAAATTATACTGTTGTAAAGTTAAGTAGACAATTTTAGGAGGTGTACTGTGGGTGATAACAATATCGAGAAGCCTCAACAGGTTGTTGTTTGTGCTGCTTGTGAGTATGGTGGTGTGCTTATCCTAGGCCCAAGACACTGGGATAAGACAATGAGGCAACAATATGATATGATGAAAAACAGTGAAAGGTGGAAAAAATATACTTGCATACCACCTTGTTCAATGTTTTCTCAAGGATTTATTGATCAGTTTGGTGATTTCTTAACTCGAGAAGAGGCCATGAAGATCGCTCTTGCTGCCGGTCAGAAAGTTGACATTAAACATGGTTGTGGTGGACATGAAGACACACTTTTCAGTGAGGGACTTTACTAGATGATTAAAGTAATGTTACAATCCACAGCATCTGCCCTAAAACAATTAGGGTATGATGCCAGTTACCATGTGTCTAAAAGCAAGGTACCTTATGTAAGTATGGTGTATAATGGTAGCTTACATCATGTTTGCTACTTTAAAGACAGTAAAAAGTTTCGTGTATTTCTACCTTGGGAGGATAATCGTGTTTTAGTTAATGTGTATGGTGATTTTATTAAGTTCGTTAAGAAAAGACTACCTTTAGGAGGTGGAAAGTAATGGAAGTTATAGAACCTAGTGCGAAGATTGTCGAATTTGATAGTTTGTTAGATCAGTTTGAGACGTGTGGCAGGATTTGTTACCGTTCAGAAGGTAAAATGACCCCTGATTCAGGTAAACAGTTTGCTGCCAACATGCTGACACGGGGTCACGCGTCTACGTTTGACTTAAATGCCCTTGTTGTTGAGATTGAATTTCACGATGTTGATTTTTCGAACTCATTTTGGAAGTCAGACAGGTCGTTTTTGAATGTTACTACAGATGGAAGACTCGTTATCTCTGGTTCCATCAGAGCGTGGCGTGAGTGGCTCATGGCTAACAGAGCATTTACTGATTTGTGTCACTATTTTATTAAAAACTACCCTATTTTCTTTGGTGATTTGGTGGCACATGCGGGGTATGTTAATAGGATGCCAGTGTCCCCTGTCGAAGAACTCAAACAAGGTGCCGAGTACCTTGCCCACACCTTTGCTTCGGTGTTTTTTGTTGTAAACAGGGCCGTGTCCCATGAACTTGTCAGACACAGAGTGATGGGAATCTTACAGAGTAGCCAACGGTACTGTAGGCTCAAGGACGGTGTTCAATTTATTGAGCCCATATTCTTTAAAAAGGGGTCTTATGAGTACTTGATTTGGTGTCTCGCTTGTGTGGCGGCTGAGGAGACCTACCTGAACCTGTTGAAGACTAAATCACCTCAAGCTGCACGTACCGTGTTACCTAATTCATGTGTTACGCGTCTTTGGATGCACGCGAACCTTAAACAGTGGGCACATGTTCTTTATTTACGGACGGGTGGGGGTGCTGATCCATCAATGAGAGAAGTTATGAAGAGTCTTGCTGTTGATTTTGACTGTAAGTTTGGATTAAAAATGAAACGTATAGGAATGGATGCAATATGAATCACATTATGTTCGATCTTGAGACAATGGGGAATAGTTCCGATGCAGCTATAGTGGCTATCGGTGCTGTTAAATTTAATACCAAGAACATTAGTGAGTTTTACACTGTTGTTGATTTACAAAGCAGCATTGATTATGGGCTGACAGTTACAGCTAGCACAATCATGTGGTGGTTGGAGCAGAGTGATGAGGCACGTGGTGCACTGAAAGACACTCCAATTTCTTTGATGGCGGCCTTAGAGTGTCTTGGTAGGTTTGTTAGTAAGGATGATCTTGTCTGGGGTAACGGTGCCACGTTCGACAATGTTATTATCACTAATGCGTACAAAGCTTGCCACACGGTACGTCCCTGGGGATTTAGGAATGATCGTTGTTTCAGAACAGTTAAGAGTCTGTATCCTAGTCTTGACATTCCTGACACAGAGACTAGTCACAACGCTCTCGAAGATGCCAGGTGGCAAGCTGAATACTTAATGCAACTGTTTAAGAGGGAGGGAATCACTTATGCAGGTTAAAAAACGTAATGGTGACGTGGTCTTGTTTGACCAAGTTAAGATCAAACGGGCAATGTTGATGGCTTTTGATGCCTGTGATGAACGAACAAACGTTATGCCTTTAGTGGAGAGTGTTACGAGGCGTGTGAGGGGTCTCGATGTTAAGATTTTAGGGATCGAGGCTGTTCAAGACATTGTTGAAGATGTTTTAATCGACTCAGGACACACTGTTGTAGCTAAAAGTTACATTCGTTACCGGGGGTACAGGCATCAAGTAAGGTTGTTGGTACCTAATCCCCTGTTGTTGCAAGATTATACGCATGTGGCTAAGTACGCAAAGTATTCCACCATAATGCGGCGTAGAGAGATTTACCCTGAAACAGTAGATAGGGTTGTTCGGATGCACGTGAAGCGGTTTCCTCAACTTACAGCTGAGATTGTTGATGCCTTTAAGCTCGTTCATGCCAAACGTGTGATGCCGTCGATGCGCTCCATGCAGTTTGGTGGTGCGGCCATTGAAGCCTGTCATGCAAGAATATATAATTGTGGTGGCACGTACATTGATAGAGTAGATGTCTTCAAAGGGATGTTTTTTCTGTTGCTGGCTGGTTGCGGCCCTGGGTACTCAGTACAATGGCACCATGTGGATAAGCTACCCAAAGTGAAACGGATTGGTCGAACAGTGCGCCATCATCGTGTTGCCGACAGTATTGAAGGTTGGGCGGATGCGTTAGGTGCTCTCATGGATGGATTCTTTATCACTGGTGAACATGTTGAGTTTTCCTATGACCTGATTCGTGATGAGGGGTCTCCGCTTGTGACATCAGGAGGTAAAGCTCCCGGTCATTTAGACCTTAAAATCATGTTTGAAACGATTAGAGGCTTGTTGCTTAAGTGTGCTGACCGCAGACTGAGACCTATTGAGTGTTACGACATCGTCTGTCACATTGCGGTGACTGTTTTGGCAGGAGGAATCAGACGATCAAGTACAATTTGTCTCTTTTCTGAATCAGATACTGAAATGTTGTATGCTAAATCCCCCGGTAACTTTGGTGGTGACATTAATCCACAACGATCGATGTCTAACAATTCTATGGTAGTTAAGACCGAAGAAAATTACAGACGTGTGTTGCGTGTCGCTGCTGAGGGATTTGGTGACCCTGGATTCTTCTTTGGTGGCCCTGATGAGGTATGTAACCCTTGCGGTGAAATTAGGATGGTACCTAATCTGAATGGTGTGTCGGGATTTAGCTTCTGTAATCTTACTGAGGTGAATGCGAAAGATTGCAGCAAGCATGAGTTTCTTGATGCCTGCCAAGCTGCTTCGTTTATCGGCACATTACAAGCAACGTACACTGATTTTAGTTACCTTGGCAGTGTTACGGAACGAATTGTTAGACGTGACGCCTTGATTGGTGTGTCAGTTACCGGCATTTTTGATAATTTGCAGTGTATTGATTGGATGGCTGAGGGCCGTGCCTTCGTGAAGAGCACTAATCTGGTGGCTGCCGACATGTTCGACATAGAACCTGCGATTAGATGCACCACCGTCAAACCATCAGGTACCGCGTCTCTGGTGTTGGGGTGTGCATCAGGGATTCACCCAGACCACGCACCTAGATATTTCAGAAGGGTTACTGGTATGCGATCTGAGCCTGCCGTTCAGCACATGTTGAAGGTGAATCCTTCGATGGTTGAACCTATGGGTGATCAATATTCGCTTGTTTTTCCGTGTATTGGTAGTGCTAGTAGTGTGTCTGGTGTTGAGCACCTTAGAATCGTGCTCCGAGTGTACGAAGAATGGTGTGATCACAGTATTTCGTGCACTATTACTGTTGCAGACGATGAAATGTCAGAGATTTTAGACATTGTTTGGGAAAATAAGTCGCTTATGGGCGGATTGTCGTTTGTTGGTGCCGGATTTGACCATCCTTTTGCACCTAGGAAGGCTGTAGTTACTGATTTAGATAAAGAAAAATGGAATAACCTCATTAATGCCTGTGTTCCTGTTGATTGGACGGCGTTCTTTGAGGATGGAGCGGACATTGTGTCCAGATCTAGCATCGTTTCCTGTGAAGGAGCTAACTGTGGAATCTAAAGGTGCGAAAAATTACACTATAATGATAGATGATTTCCCGAGAATTTACTTACCGTACCGTGGAGGAAGTATGGTGACTGTGCGAAAACGTGCAAGCAAGATATTAAGGCAATCGGGTGCCGACCTTGTGCTAAGTAGAGAAGCCGGGTATGATTGTGACTACATTTTTACCTGGAAAGAAGATGGCAGGCTTTGTACCCGTCAAGGGCGAGCTTACTGTTTAAATTTAACAGAGGACGATTGATGAATCTAGAAAAAGTAGCAACAAGAAAGTTTTTACTGAGTTTGTGGGAGGTTGTGGGTCGGAAAATGACTACACAGGATTTAAATGGTGTGATCAACAGCTTACCTGTATTGTGTGACGGCGGAGTGATTGTTGACGGCATGTTGAAAAAGTCTGCCGGTGTTTCAGATTTATGTATTAACCGGATTGAATCGGTGTCCTTGATTGTCGCGGAACCTTTGGAGCCTGAACCTGAGGTGAAGCCTGAGGTGAAGCCTGAGGTGAAGCCTGAGGTGAAGCCTGAGGTGAAGCCTTTAGATTTCAATAAGTAATTGATTCCACTTCCTTGGCAAGAATAGTTTACTTTAAGTATGTGGCCTAAATAGCTGTTTCTACATGCTTTTTGAGCTTTCTTGCCTTGGAGGTGCCTTGTTTTTTGAACATACCTGTAACCCTGCCAGTGCTAAATATCGCTTAAAACTCACATTTGACACCTTCACGGCCCTAATTACCTGGGGTTTGTCCTGTTACCCGGCTCCTACTACTTTTTTTGGTCTAAATGGGAAAACGTAACAATTTCAACAACTTACCATTTCACTGACTGACAGTTTTTCAAGTGCTGTATATATATACTTACACTACTTCTTTTTTTTTCCACTGCTATAGGTAGAAACAGTCAGTCAGAGAAAGAGTAAGTTAACGGAATTATTACATTTTTTCAACTTGCCAAAAAAAATGAGTAAGAACGAGCCAAAAAGTACGTAAAAACAACCATTTAAGAAAACCGACACTGACTGATATTTTGGTAAAGCTTGTCAAGGAAGCGGAATCAATTTACTTGTTACATTTGATTTGAGTGTAAGGTTGTTGGTTGTTGGTTGTTGGTACAGTGTGTTGCACATTTAACTTGCCTACTAGGTTGTTGCACATTCCTCGCATGTGTCGTGTAAGGTTGTCGCACATTTGTTCTTGGTGCCGTGTTACAAATCGCACCCGCCACGCTCGCGCGTTATTTGTAGTCAAAAGTGCTAGGGTTTACAACTTGTAGAAAGTGTTTTGTGTAAAAGGCATCAAAATACGGGTTATTTTAAGCTCTTGAACGTGAAAAGGCCCATATCTGGTCAGATATGGGCTACTTTTAGGCTGTTTTTTGGTTAAATTTCTTCGTAACCAGGCACCCCGCGACTATCTAATTTAATGTGGCTGGCATCTTTAAGTATTATAGTCTCAAAAATATCTTCTCTAACCACCACGCAACGTCCCCCCGTTTTAATAACGCTATTGTGGTGCGCGTTAATCTGACAACGGTTGTCCGCGTAACAAGTACCACTGTATCCCATATTTATCGAGCAAAGACTACTTGTCTTGATGTCGCAACCGTCACCAGCCACAATGTTGCAACCGTCACCAACCACAATGTAACAACCGTCACCTGTTCTAATAGAGCCACAGTGTCCCACATTAATAACACATCGATCCCCAACTATTATAGTACATCCACAATGTACTATAATAATACAGTCGTGTACGGCAGAAAAGTCCAGTACTAACCCATCTACATTTGATCGGAATGTTCGCCTTCTTTCATTCCAAGTATAAAACTCTTTACCTAAAGGCACCCCGCCCTTACTCACTGTAAATTTAGTCATCGTTTTCTCCTATGGTTGCAGCCCACGCCTAAGCATGGGCCATTTTTAGTTACCTTATTTTGGTTACGGTATCCACCTTATTTTGCCTTGGATGGACTCGGCATCCTCATAGTCTTTTTTGTGGTCTGGCATACCGTCAACGTGAACGGCGATAGCTAGCGCCTTAGTGAATTTATCCAACGGCACATTTTCCAATACCTCAATTTGGCGACTGAACGTGTCATTAATTGTCACGTTAATCCCCTTTTCCGCTTGTGTAAAATTGATTGTTGTGTCTTCTAAAATTAACATTCCTGATATCATCGTTTTCTCCTATGGTTTGTTTGTTAAGTGTTTTACTGTGACTATTACCAATTAATATTTATGCTACTATTTACTATACTGTTTCGGTGCTGGCTTCAATTTGCATCTTAATGAGGTTTTCAGCCTCAGTAACAAACACTGCCCATGTTTCGGGCGCTTTTTCTTTCATGATCTCTGTGAACAAAGCCGCCCGGTCAAGATCAATCAGACCGTCTTTCTGTGCTTTGTCGCCAGCATGGTACAAGCAAAGTCTTCTTGCAAGTGTACTGTTCCATTGACCAGCTTCTTCTGTTAAGTCTTTGGAACTTTTACTTTTTGCAGCAGGTGTACCATTTTTCTTGTTTTCTTCACGCTTGATGTTGGCTTGGTCGATCTTTTCCCATGCCTCCCAAAAAGCAGGCCCTGGCATAATACGGCTGTACTTAGATACACCACCGTCCTGAATTTCAAGGTCGATGTTGTACGCTTTAAGTAAGGCAGTAACGTTATTACCTGTCAATGAAATTAACCGCTTGCCCGTGTAGCCGTCTGGGTTCTTGCCTGTAGCCTTAGACCACAGCGCCGCCATTACAATCTCAGGGCAACGATGGGCATTGTTCAAGCCTTGAACCAAACCACGTCTATACTTGAGCAAGTAGACATCAGCCGTATTCCGAGCAATGACAAAAGAATCACCTTCCAGACCATTACAAAGATCTTGCAACCTGTCATATTCAAGACGGGCTGTAGCTTTCATAGGATGTAACCGATCCATTAATCCGGCTAACTGTATTGCAACATCCTTTTCAGACTTGTCTGCATTAAATAACATGCTAGCTGACATCTGTAACTCATGAGGATGATCAAGACCCCTCTCATTTCCGTGATCAACTTTAAGATCGGCAGCACGGTTAGATGTAATGTTTTTAACTACGTCAACTGCAATACCTTTTGGAAACATGATCGCGAATTCAGCCGGGTTACGTTGGTCAAACAAACGTAAAGCGTCTGTCCTACGATGCCCCCGCAATATGACCAATGTTCCGTCACGATCCCAAACCAGTGGCCGGGTAGTGAGGCCACGCGCCTCGATGTCTTGAGACAATGTGGTATTGTCTTGAGGTAAGCGGACATTCTCTTCAAGGGTAAGTTCTACAAGTGGTACGTTTTTTGTTATTGTTTTTTCCATGATAATTACCTTTTTTATGGGCAATAGTCACAGTAAAACACTTAAAGATAATTAGTATCGGTATGGTGCCATGTTATCAGGAGTTAATAAGTTTTAGTCTTTGATGAACAGTTAGACGCCAATAGATAGGACTCAACATGTAGATGTGTATTTTCTCTCTTTTCGTCATGGTCACGCCTCCATAAAAATTGTATAGCTTCAAGGATAGTTGCAAAATACATATTGTTAATATACATAAATGTTGGCACCATACCGATACTAATTATCATATAGATAGGCTCTGCACGGCCTACCACCAGTGTCCTGGCTTATGTCAAAGAACAAGCAACGTCTTCTTGCTTCTAGTTAATGCAGCCCCCGTGCCAACTGTGCCAATGATTTTATGTTCAGAGCTAAGTTGTTGATATCTTTACTATTCTTTTTTCTACTGTTTATCACTACCTGCATAGTGCCTGTATACTTTTTACTCACTTGGATACAAAGTATCCAGCCTGTAAGTTGCTGATATCATTACCTAAATAGATTTTGTGTAACAATATCAATGCCTTACAGTGGGTAAAAAGTACCCACCTTGGGTGAAACGACCCATGTTAAATGACCCATGTTAAATGACCCATGTTAAATGACCCATGTTAAATGTCCATGCTAGGTAAAGCTGGTACTGGTACTGGTACTGGTACTGGTACTGGTACTGGTACTGGTACTGGTACTGGTACTGGTACTGGTACTGGTACTGGTACTGGTACTGGTACTGGTACTGGTATTAAGGAGGGTGGGTCAAATAAATTTATCTAATGTTTTCAGTATGTTACAACCCACCACCTGGCACCGACACGCGATACTCAATTTTTTTTATCTAGGCACTGTTCTCAATTTTTTTATCTGGAACCAACAAGTGATTCAATTTTTAAAATCTCAATTTTTAAAATCTCAATTTTTAAAATCTAGTTTCGGGTACACTATCTTGACAAACTAAAATAAATAAAATAAAATTTTAATTTTTTCAATATTCCACTATTATAGTATAAAGAGACTTTTATCTGAATTACTAAATCATGTCAACGGAGTGTACTCAACAAATGGCAGAAAATATCCACAAGTGTGAAGAGGATGACCCAAATCGCTGCACAGCACGAACAAAACATGGTCAGTGTAATAATAAGGCAGCAGAGGAATGTACAGTATGTATGGTACACGGTGGTAACGCTCAAATCCAATCACAGGACAAACAGTCATTACGTAACTATCAGTTAACTAGGTTCCAGGCACGTCTTGAAAAACACGCAACCTCACCAGTCTTAAAATCGTTGAGAGATGAAGTTGCTATTTTACGTATGATGTTGGAAGACAGATTGAATCAATGTCAAGACACAACAGACTTACTTCTCTGGTCGGGACCGATAGGTGAGTTGGTTCTTAAAATTGACAAAGTAGTTAATTCTTGTCACAAACTTGAGGCGTCAATGGGTCAGCATCTAGACAAGAATCAATTACTTGCTTTTGCTACAAACGTAATCAGTATTGTTTCTAACAATGTGCCGGACGTAAAAACCTTAGAGTCGATCAGTAACCAGATTCTGGCTGAGTTAACGGATGAAGCTGAGTAAATTAATAGCTACACGAATAGCAGAAGGGTTGCAGCGAAAATCAATCAACTCCTGCTCTAAGTGGACACAGATGTACAGAATGATGGGGTCGCCCTTTCCTGGATTGTGGAGTTTTAAATACCACCCCTGGTTAAAACTGATTCACGACACACAGGCAGATTTAACTATTGGTCAGAAAAGTGCCCAGATGGGCTTTACCGAGGTAGCGTTAAATAAATCATTTTACGCCATCGACATTGAAGGTAAAAGTGTCTTATATGTTTTGCCTGCGACAACCCCAGACGCAGGGGATTTTAGTACTGCTAGGTTTGATCCGGCACTAGAAATGTCTAGTCATTTAAGTAACATGTTTTCCGATGTACAAAACATCGGGCACAAACGAGCAGGTAACTGTAACTTGTACGTGCGAGGTTCCAGGTCAAGATCGCAACTTAAATCTCTACCTGCTGGCTTACTTATTTTTGATGAAGTCGATGAGATGATTCAAGACAACATTGTGTTAGCTTTCGAGCGAAGTAGTGGGCAGCTTGAGAAAGAAGCTTTCATGTTGTCTACGCCCACCATAGACAATTATGGTGTCAATAAATACTACAAAGGCAGTAGTCAAAATCATTTCTTTTTCAAGTGTCCTAGGTGTTCTAGGCTTACTGAACTTACATTCCCTGAGTGCTTAGTTATTACAGCAGACAGTGAGTTAGATATAAAAATCAAAGACAGTTACTTAATTTGTAAAGAGTGTAAAGGTCTTCTAGATCATAGTGAGAAGCCTAACTGGCTTTCTTTAGAAAACACACAGTGGGTAGAATCCTACACAGACCGAATGTCGGTTGGTTTTCACATTAATCAACTGTATTCAAATACGATAAAGCCTTACGAGCTAGCTGTGAGTTACCTTAACTCACAAACAAATGCAACAGACGAGCAAGAATTTTATAATAGTAAGCTAGGATTAACTCATGTAGTAAAAGGTGCCCGAGTCACTGACACTAATATCGAAGACTGCATTAAAAAATACCACATGTCCGATACTGGTTACGGGTTCACCACAATGGGTATCGATGTTGGTACTTGGCTCCACTTAGTTGTTGAACAGTGGACAAGCACTGGTGAAGGTGTGGATGTAAATCTATCGGCGTTACCAAAAACACTGTGCATAGCTAAGTTGAGACACTTTGAAGAACTAGATGAATACATGCGAAAGTACGCAGTCAATTTTGCTGTCATAGATGGTAACCCAGAAAGACGTAAGTCTTTTGAGTTCGCATCAAGGTTCTTCGGTATTGCTAAAATGTGTTTTTATGGGAACAACCTGTCTCGCAGCAAGCAAATCAATGTTCACCCTGACGAAGAACAGTCAATAACGGTGGATAGAACCTCTTGGTTAGATATGTCACTAGGAAGAATCATACGAGGCAAAGCAATACTGCCTGTAGACACACCGATTGAATATAAAGACCACTTAAAGTCTTTGGTTCGTGTATATAAAAAAGATGCAACAGGCAACCCTGTAGGCTCCTATGTTAATACTGGTGCCGATCATTTTGCCCACGCTAGAAACTACTCTGAGATAGCCTTAACGTTAGGCGTTAACGTAACAACCTCCACCGATATTGTGAATCCCACATGACAGTACAACAAATCACACATCCGGATTACGACGCACAAGTAGATAACTGGTCTAAGTTTCGTTTGACTTTTGCTGGTGGCACTGACTTCATTGAAGAATACTTGAAGAAGATGAGTGCCAGGGAAACAGTAACAGATTTCAACAACCGTAAGGAGATTTCTTATTGTCCTGCCCACGCTAAGGTGGCTCTTATTAATATTAAAAACGCTATCTATCAACGAATGGTTGACATTGTTCGAGATGGTGGGCCACAATCTTACCGAGATACTGTGTCAGGTCTTAATGGTGGCGTCGATTTACGAGGTAATAGTATGGATGCTTTCATGGGCGTTGAAATCTTACCTGAGTTACTCTCCATGGCCAAGGTAGGTATCTATGTCGACAAGCCGCCCATGGGTGCGACAACACTAAATAACGCTGTAAAAGTCCGACCGTACATATACAAATACAATGCTGAGGATATCCGAAGTTGGAGGATTGAAAATAATCAACTGACATCTTTACTCTTGAGAGATAACATTGAGACTTTTGATGAAGAAACATCCCTTGTAACAGGAACATCTGTTCAATTCAGACTTTTGACTCTGACACAATCAGGTGTCACTGTTAAAATGTTTGATAAGGATGGTGTGGATCTAGGTACTGGCACAACACTCACACTTAAAAGGATACCTTTTGTTGTTGCAGAGATAACCCAGTCACTATTGACTGATGTAGCTGATTACCAAATAGCTTTACTTAACTTGGCTAGCTCAGATATTAATTATGCTTTCAGGTCAAACTACCCTTTTTACACTGAGCAGTTTGATCAACGTACCGACATGGCAAGGATCAAACAGGTGTTGAATGTTGGTAAGGACGGCACAGCCGAAGCAGCAAGTATTCAGGCTGACCCTGAAATCAGTGTAGGAGTGTCCCAAGGACGTAGGTACCCTATGACGGCTGATCGACCAGGATTTATTCATCCTTCATCTGAGCCATTGATTGCTAGTATGAAAAAGCAACAGGACATGAAAGACGAAATCCTAATGTTGATGAATCTAACATTGTCTGTCATTAGTTCGAGTGCTGAATCCAAACAAGAAGATGATAAGGGCCTGGAGTCGGGCCTATCATATATTGGATTGGAGCTTGAACATGTCGAGCGTGTCGTGGGTGAGTTGTGGGCAATGTATGAGTCTGGTGACGCACCACTAATCAAATACCCCACCAAGTACAGTCTTAAAACTGATGCAGAGCGCAGAGACGAGGCAAATGATTTAGAGCAATTAGCCACTAAAGTACCATCAGTCACATATCAAAAAACAGTAATGAAGCAAGTGGCAACAGTGACTGTGGGGACTAAAGTGTCCTTAACTGTGTTACAGCAGATCCATACAGAGATCGACACTGCCACTATCACCACTACTGATCCTAGTATCATTATTGAGGATCATGATGCTGGGTTAGTTAGCACCCAGACAGCATCATCTATTCGAGGGTACCCTGATGGTGAAGTTGAGCAAGCGAAAAAAGACCACGCTGACAGAGCTGCTCGTATAGCCAGAGCACAATCAACAGCCACTAACCAAGCTCGAGGCGTAGATGATTTAGGTGACGCCGGTGAGGGTGCAGCTGAGAAGGGAGCTGTCGATGAGTTAGACCCAAACAGAGACGACAACACGCGAGGTGAAGGTAAATGACCCCTTACTTAACTGTAGATGACGCTCAACTGTATTTTGATGAAAAATTGAATGTTGAACCTTGGGACAATTCCTCAGGTGCTGACAAGTACAAATCTCTCATAATGGCCACTAGAGCCATTGATAATTTAAATTTTAGTGGAGTTAAAACTCTCTCAACACAGGAACTGGAATTTCCTAGGGGTGGCGACACAACAACCCCGCAGGCGATTTTAGATGCTTGTTGTGAGATTGCTTTAACTCTATTAGACGGTGTTGATCCTGACTTAGAGTTTGAAAATCTAAAGATGGTATCACAAGGTTACGCAAATGTACGTTCTACCTACGACGTATCTATTGCGGGTGAACATGTGAAAGTGGGAATCCCTAGCATCACTGCTTGGCGGTTGATTTTACCATTTTTACGTGACACAGAAACAATTAATTTAAGTAGGGTGTCTTAAGGAGACAATTATGAAAAAATGTATTTTAGCAACAGTTTGGCTCAGTGTTTTTGATGATGACGGTGGTGACGGTGGTGACGGTGGTGACGGTGGTGACGGTGGTGACGGTGGTGAAACAACCTTTACTCAGGAGCAAGTTAATACCATGCTTGCAAAAGATAAAAAGGCGCATTTGGTAAAAACTCAGGCTGCTATTGATGAGCTTGAGACACTCAAGACACGCACTAATCTCAATGATAAAGAGCGCGGTGAGCTTGAGACCCGAATCGACACCATGAAAAATGATTTGCTCACAAAGGAAGAGCTGTCTAAAAAAGAGAAACAGAAACTCAAAACTGATCATCAGAAGGAGTTGACTACACTCACTACTGACCGAGATGATTGGAAGAGTAAATTTACTGTTTCTACTATCGTGAGATCAATCACAGATGCATCTGCTACGCACAAAGCTTTTTCACCAGAGCAAATTGTGGCTATTTTACAGCCTACTACTCAGCTTATTGAGGCTACCGATGATCAGGGTGAGCCGACAGGTAACCTTGTTCCTCAGGTAAAATTTAATGACGTAGATAAAGACGGTAAGTCAATCACGTTAAGTATTTCTGTTACTGAGGCTGTGAAACGCATGAAAGAGATTGAGAAGTACCAAAATCTTTTTGTGTTTGAAGGCTCAGGTGGTGTTGGAGGATATAATCATCAGAGTGGTGGTAGTGTCGACGTTCGTAAAACAGCAAAAGACCCAGTTGCGTACCGAAAGGCACGTAAAGAGGGTAAAATCTAGAGAGGTAACACATGTCCAAGAAATTAGCAACAATCTTTTTATCCGTGTTCGCAAACGACAACGATGCTTTCATTCCTGAGGTTTGGGCACAAGAATCACTCATGGTGTTGGAAGCAAATACCATTGCGGCGAATCTGGTTCATCGTGACTTTGAGGATGAAATCCAGCAGTTTGGTGATGTCGTTAACACTCGCCAACCTGGAACGTTCACCATGAAACGTAAAACTGATGCTGACGAAGTGACTGTGCAGGACGCGTCAGCGACCAACGTTCCAGTCAAGCTCGATCAGCATCTGCACGCAAGTTTTTTAATTAAGGATGGTGAAGAGTCAAAAGGATTCAAGAGTCTGCGTGAGGAGTATTTGACTCCTGCTGTCCTGTCCATTGCTCAGGGTTTGGATGAGATTGTCCTCAATCAGGCCTATGGGTTCTTATCAAACACTGTTGGTAAATTAGGCACAGACCCTACTAAGACGACGATCATAGCCTTGAAAGAGCGCATGAACACAAACAAGGTACCTTTGGCTGGTAGAAATTGCCTGTTGACACCTAACTCCGAGGGAGCCGTCTTGGAGATCGCTGACTTTACCACCGCCGATAAAATCGGTGATGATGGTACAGCGATGAGAGAAGGCCACCTTGGCCGCAAGATGGGCTTCAACTTTTTCATGAGCCAGAACGTGCCCAGTGTTGCCGCTGGTAACACTGTCGTCACAGGCGCAATCAATAACGGTAACATCACGGCTGGCTCTGGAACATTGACTGTGGATGGCTTGTCTGCTGCTATTTCACCAGGAACATGGTTCACTGTTGCTGGCGACATGACACCTCAACAGGTACAGTCTACCACAGGCGGTTCAACACCTACCGAGATCGTTTGCTTACCAGGTCTCCGTCACGACGTAGTCGATGGTGCTGTTGTGACATTGGTCACACCTGGAGCAGTCAATTTTGGTGCAGGTTACGCAGCCGATTACAGTAAAGAGTTGGTAGTTAATGGTTTTTCTGTGGCACCTAAAGTTGGCCAGTTGGCTTCTTTTGGAATTACAACTCCTGTGTACGGCGCATTGTCCACACCAACCACGACAGGTATCTTGTTGGATCGCCCATTGGTTAATGCAGTGGCAAATGCCGATGTTCTCGGAATCGGCCCCGCAGGTGAGTTCTCTTTCGCTTTCCACCGTAACGCCATTGCCCTGGTCACAAGACCTCTGGCCATGCCGGCAGCAGGAACGGGAGCACTGTCCTTTGTTGCCGATTACAAGGGTCTGGCAGTACGTGTCACAATCACATACGATGGAGCAAAACAAGGCCATCTTGTAACTGTCGACCTATTGTGCGGTATCAAGATTCTTAACACTGACCTCGGCTGCATGTTGCTCGGCTAACCTAAGGAGACCGTAATGCCTTTTCAGAATAATTTAAAACAGTTAACTAACGTTATCTACCGTCTGAAAAGGCAGTACGGTCAACCTATTGTGATCTTCCAGTCTACTGGGAATGTGCACAATTTGGAGACAGGGTTGAGTACTGAGTCCTACATCAATTTACGTATTCGAAGAGCTATTGTATTACCTGCCCAAGAGATCAGAGATTTTGTTTACGACCTATCTTTTATTGCGGCTAACAAGAACTTTACGTACGGTGGGATTTTTAATGTATCAAACCGAGTAATAATCATCGACCTCAAGGATATTCGTGGTGCAGTTGAAATTGAAGACCACATTAAATTTGAGAATCGAATGTACACTATCCGGGCAAAAACATTAACCGCAGATAGTAAAAGTCTCTTGATTGTGGCAGAGTCCATTGACTCGTATGTCACTTTAACAACAACCTCAACATCGACCTCAACGTCAACCTCAACATCGACCACAACGACATGATTAATGAAAATTGGTCTAGATGGATATTTGCTTCTCTCAGTAAGCACTTTAGTGAAAACATTTCATTACATGTGTTTATTGAAGGGCAACATCGATCCACAAAAACAATGTTAGATTTTTGTGAATTTCGTATGGATGGTCCGCATTACAGTAACACGAGTAAAGGCTTCTGGACAGCGGAGGTTGAGGTCAATATCCTGATAACGTCCACAATCACAGGAGACTTCCACAAGATTCATCGGAACATCGGAGATGTCATAAAAGCTTTCACAGGTGTTAAAATCTATGAGTACGGTGATAGTGGAAACTTGCTCACATGCATGAATATCGTTCCTGTCTCTAGAGGCAAAGATGTTCTGGTAAATCATTTTGGCCAACTTGAACCATCCAAGGAGCTAATGCAAGCTACCGTGGACGGTAAGTATCGAGCTGAATTAACAACTTAAGAGGTAACAGATGAAAAAACTTAACGGTATTTTGGGCGCAGTGTGGGTGTCGGTCTTCGCCCAGATTGATTTAAAAAATGCCTACATCAAGATCAACGACGGCTCAGGCACACCTAAGTCGTTGACTGTGAAAATCGGTGAAGGTAACTTAACGTACTCAGAAAAACGCACTATTGAGTACACTCTGGATCGTGGCAGGTTGGACGAGGTACGTGAGGGTGATGAAGTACCTGTGGATGTAAGCCTCGATTTTCTTTGGGATTACATTAAGGCGTCTTCTGGATCAGGCACTCCGACAGTCGAAGAAGCCATGAAAAAGACTGGTGAGGCTTCTGACTGGATCTCTACTGATGAAGATCAGTGCCGCCCTTACGCTGTCGATATTGTCGTAGAGTACTTCCCGACACCTTGGGATTGTGGAGATTCAGAAATAATCACACTCAGTGATTATCGCTATGAGTCTCTTGACCATGATCTTCGTGCAGGGACTATAGCTACATCTGGGCGTTGTAATGTTACTCAGGCTACTGTGGTACGTGCCACACAGTCATCAACCACAACATCAATATCAACATCAACCACATCAACCACAACAACGACCACAACAACTTAATCAATAATCAACAACCCGCCCTTCGGGGCGGGCACCTTACTTGTGAGGGTTTCCACAAGGTTAATTATGGGAGAGTCAAATGAAAGTCAATGGAAAAAGTATCAACGCACCTGCTGAGGAAATCGTCGTATTACTGAGGACTCCTGAGAACATCATCTTAAAAGCTGGTGTGGTATTAAATTACGATTTATTTAATCAACTGTGCCCGGTACCTGAGCCACCAATAATTATGCGGAAAGGTGGGGCAAAATCTGTAGATGTAGATGATGTGGTGTACAATAAAAATCTGTTGAAATGGGCACAACAAAAAACAGACTATATGATTTTACAGTCATTGCAATCTACAGACAATATTGAATGGGAAACTGTTGACATCAACAACCCAGACACATGGCACCGTTACCGTAAAGAACTAATCAGTTCAGGATTGACTGATCCTGAAATCGCTAGAATTGTTGAGGCTGTGACAACTGTCTGCGGGTTAAATCAGGAAAAAATCGATCAGGCGACTGAAAGTTTTTTAGCTGGTCAGGAAGCTCTAGTAAGTCCGTAGTTCTTCCTAAATTCAGGACAGCAGATTATGCTGTTTGGAGGTCGTGTGAAAGATTAAACATCAGACCGCCAAATGTAAAAGACACTTGGGAAGATAATGATGTTTGGGCATTAGCTCAAATCCTAGCTTACAGTCAGTTACGAGAGTACGAAGAGCACGAAGAGAGAACACAATTACTTAAAACTGTGGCGGGGTCGCGATGAACATTAAAATAGTGCCACCTTTCCACGGAGCTAAGTCTCTTGACTTATCTTTCTATATTCATCAAAGATTGATTGCGTGTTGGAAGGACTCCATTAAGGTTTTTGTCAAAGTGGCATTAGCGAATATGCTCATAGATACTGGTATGTCTAAGGCTTCGCTAATGCCACTGGGGGCACAAGTCAGGTTAGGTTCTTTTGTTAATAGAGACATTTTTAAAAGTAAGAAAAGTAAATCTAAAAGAGGCCCAAGGAAATCAAGAGCGGCGGGTCAGCAACTAGGTAGACATGCCTACGATATTAAATTTGGAACACCTGACCAACCTGATTTGTCTTTCGAGTTCCACATCGTAGTGTTTCAACATTATTTACATGACGATGTTGCTAATTATAAATACAGTAAAAATGTCCAATCTTTAGAAAAAGGAAAAAAAGAGTTCATATTATTCTTTTCGGAAAATTGGAAGTCTTACATTAAAGTAAAATCAGTAATTGATACACTGTCTAAAACTCGACCCACAAGGTAACTGTAATGTCTGACGATACTTTACTACTAAAAGGTGAATCTTCCAGCCTTGTGAAAGCAGTTAAGGATGCCCAAACTAGCATCCTTAACTATCATAAAGTAATGTCGTCAACGATTCAGACAATTACCAAATACAATAAAGCAGGTGAGAAGGTCTCGGTAGTTATTCAAGGGATCACAAAAGATCAACTTAAAGTCGCAGCCACAGTAAAGAAAGGTGAAAAAGGTTGGGCAGCCCACACAGTAACAGTCAAAGATAACTCTGCTGCATTAGCAGAAAACGCGCGCATACAAGCTGCGTCAGCCAAGAAAGCTGAACAGGCTTCTGAAAAAAGACTAGCTTCTGAAAAGAAACTCCAAGCACAATTAGCTGCATCAAATCGTAGAGCATCAGGTACCGCATCAGCCGTAGGCATAAGTGTTACCGCTGGGGTAGATACTTCCACAGCCACAGTGGCCGAAAAACAGTCGCACAACGCCACAGTAGCTAGGTTACAGGATTTAGTCCAGCAACACAAAATCTCCTACGCTGAATCTATGCGGGTCTGGGATAAAACTTCAAAAGGAGCTAATGATTATCGAGGCGCTATAGGAAAGATCCAACTAGCCGTAGACAAAGTCAAGGACGCTGAACAAAACCTCGGTAATGCAACACGTGCCGAACAAAAAAAGAATCTAGCTGCTATAGTTGCAGCTAACGCAAAAAGAGAAAAAACAGTCGTGGCAACAGTCAAGAAGTTGACTGTCGCTGAAAAACAACTCGCTAACGCTGTTGCACAACAACAAGCCCAAATCGCTTCCGCCAGACAAGCACAAGCCGCAGCACTAAATTCTGTTATACTAGGGTCTAATAAAGCAACAGCCTCCACGAAAAAACATGTTTCGGAAGTCCAAAACATGAAAGCAGCTATGGGTGAAGTGATCAACTCATGGCAATTTTTCGGTCGTATGGTGGCTGTTCAATTAGCCCATCAAGCCGTTGCCGCCCTAGTGAATTCTTTACGTGAAGGCGTAACGACGACTATTGAATTAAGTAAAGCTGTTGCAGAGATTCAAACAATCTCCCAACAGGCAAAACTCACTAATGATGAGTGGGTAGAAGGTGCCAGATCATTATCTGATTCTTGGGGCATACATATTGGTGATCAGTTTGAAGCTATTTACCAAACAGTATCTAATCAGGTGGCTCAAGGGCATGACGCCATTGACTTCGTTAATGAAGCAAACAAGTTAGCTGTAGCAGGTAGGGCAACTGTTGCTGAGTCAGTTAATCTGATGTCCTCTGCTGTTAATTCATATAACCTGGATTTCCAAGATGCTGCAGGAATCTCTGCACTGTTCTTTAAGACTGTAGAGTTAGGGCGTGTTCGAATCGGTGAAATGTCTGCCGATATTGGTCGACTCACTGTTGTAGCTAATCAACTGAGTGTTCCTTTGGAAGAGGTCTTATCTTCCATAACCCAATTAACGATTCAGGGTGTGAAGTACCATGTAGCATCTACTCAGATTCGTGGAATACTACTTAAGTTAATTAAGCCTACTAATGAAATGAAGAAGTTGTTTCAAGAGTTAGGTGTTTCTACAGGTGAGCAAGCTATCGCAATCCATGGACTCAATGGGTTCATGCGTAGATTGCAAGATTACACAAAAGGCAGTACGACAGAGTTAGCTAAAATGATTTCCCGTGTAAGGGGACTTACTGGTGCATTGTCCTTGCAAGGCCAGAGCCTCATTGAGGCAGATAGGACACTTGAAAAATTAAAAAATTCCTATGCTTCATTTGAGAAAGCCCTTGAAATCTCTTTAGCTGATCCGGGTAAACAACTTGAACGTGCTTTATCTAGGATAGATCACTTCATTAAAGTTGACTTGGCCCGTGAATTACTGTTGTGGATGCAAAAGGCTACAAATGGATTTGAGACACTAGATATAGCAGTGATGGCTTTTGTCGCTACAGTTAAATCAGCACTCATACCCGTTCTTATTTTAGCCGGGGCCGCAATGGTTCCTTTATTAATAGCTAACCCTATCCTAGCCTCCTTAGGGGCTGCTGCAGCGGGTATTGTGGGTCTCACTGGGACAGTGCAGTACCTAGATACTGTAGTGCAAAAATTTGTCAAAAGGTCTCTAAAAGACTGGGTAAAACTGACAAGAGAATTAAGTCGGACAGATTTTAACGACTACCGGGATGAAGTAAAAAAGACTGTCGAGCAAATTGAGAACAGGTACAAGATAGAGCTTGAGCGTATCGCAGAACTAACAAAGTTTGATACTAAATTACGTGAAGACCAAATACGCAATCACCGAGACGTGTCTATTAGTGTAGAAAATGAGCTCACTAAAGTGGCTACTCTATACACTAAGCAAATTTCTAGTGTCAACGCTGACCTGAAAAAATTAGAATTAGCAATAACTAGTGTGGGTCTTGAGTACAAGAAATTAGCTACTGATGCGCAAAAATTAAGTTTCGAACATAGTCTTGAAGGCTTACCTAACATTAGTCAAATCAATGCCTACACAGCACAGATACAAGTGGCTCAGAAGCAAAGATTCGACGCGGCTCAAGCTGGTGATTTAAAAACATGGCAACTTGCCCAATCAAATATTCAATCATACTTTCAAAATGTTCGCAGACTGTCTCTAGCAGAGACCCAGTCGCGATTAACTGATATTGTTAAATACAGTGATAACGCTCAGGCAATCACTACTAAGTACGAAAAAAGACGCATCAAACTTGAGCGCGAACGACAAGATTTACTGAGGGATGATGAAAGTGTCCGAGGAGTAGACAGGCAATTAACTAACCTGTTAAATAATTACCAGAACACAATTAATGCAATAGCTAGAAAATCTGATGTGCTGGATATCGGTGGACTGTCGGCTAAAAACGCCCGGTTAGCTAAATCTGAACTAGCTACTATTTTAGCTGGTAAGGAAAAAGAACAGCTTGCACAAAGTAAAAAACTAGCAATGTTTGAGATTGAGAAAAAGCTCCTAGGTAACATACAAGAATTATTAAAAAGTAACACTCAAGCTGCTCTCAACGCTGCTGCAAAACGTGGTGATGTCGAAGGCGTTCAAAAAATTATCGACGCTAGAGATTTGGCGGATAAGGCTCTGGGCGAATTGATATCTTCACAAACATTGTTTGAAGACGCAGTAAAAGCTGAGGAAGTTTTAGCAATCTTAAAAACCCGTAATGAAGAAGATTATTTCCTTCTTCGTAAGACGAATTTGCAGCAACTATTTGAAGCCGAAGCTATTGGGTTACGTACAGACGCAGGACAACAAAGAGAGAAGTCCATAGGTAAATTAAGAGATTCCCTGGATACAGCTGAGGCTTTCTTGAAAACAACCCAAGACATCTCTAAGGTGTTCCATACAACATCTGACCAAACTGAAAAGCTCACTGCGTTGGTAAGTAAGCTTGATTTAAAAAGATCAGTTCTCCCTAAGGGATTCGATTTTTCAGCCTTTGACACTGCTAGACAGTCACTGAAACAGTTTCAAGTGCAACCATCTCCTGAAACTTTACAGGATTCTAGAGTAGCTATTAAGAATTTAGTCGATGCACAATTACAGTCAATGCAACTAGCTGACGGCACGACATTGTCCGTTGAGGAGCAAACACGGCTCACTAGGGATTTAAAGCTGCAATGGTTAAAGATCAACCATGCTTTATCTGCCACTAAGTTCTCTACTGAGTACCTGAATTCTTTAGACGAAATAAAGCGAAAGTCTATGGATATTTATAATATTAACAACGCTATTCAACAACAAGCTGCGTCGGCTAGTGGGTTCTCTGCATCATCCAGCCCAGCCGGAGGATCACTCCACTTCTCATCCTACGGCCCAGGGTTTGTAGGTAGTCGACTAATAAACAAATCGGCAGGCGGGCCAATACACGGAACAGACACTGTTCCAGCCATGTTGACCCCAGATGAGATTGTCGTTAATGCTGCATCCTCAAGACGATTCTATAGCCAGCTGATGTCAATGAATAGTTGGAAAGGGTATTCAGAAGGCGGTAAAGTAACTAACAGTACCACCGTTGGAGACATAAATATCAGCCCTAGATCTTCTGGTAATGCCTCCATCGACGTGATAAGTATTGGAAAACAGTTACGGAGAGAAATTCGTCGTGGCACGGTGAGGTTAGATTAATGTTTCAAATTAATTCACTGCAATTACCGAGTCCTGAACTCGACGATGTTGAAGAATTTACAAACAGTATTCTTACCCGTAAAGTAGGGTCGTTAGTTAAATCATTCAGGGCTAGTGACTGGCCTAATGTTGAGGAGTTTTCTTACAAATTTGCCCCGATAAATTTGGATCTATTAAATGATTTTAGGTCATTGATAAGTGACACGTTAGGGCTAGAGGTGACCACTACTGACCACGACGGTATTGTGAGGACAGGGTACATTGTGCCTAACATTGAAGTTGTCACACTAAAAGAAGATTGTTCCTATGAGGTTAATTTAAAGTTCATAGCGAACACAATCACACTAAGTTTTGGGGAGACCTGTTAATGTTATTACGATTCGTAGCTTTTGAGGGTAAGTCAATAGCCAGCAAGCTTATTAAGTTTCACACCAGATCAAGTAAGTATAGCCACATTGCTATCTTAGTGGATGGTAGGCTTATTGAAGCGTGGCCGCACGGTAAATCTATGAAGTCGTGGATAGACTACTCAGATTTTAACTCACACAAACCAGGTACACAGTATGAGATATGGGGACTTTCCGTTCCCACGAAAGAGTACAGTTACTGTGTGGACGCGTGGACTCAGATGGCCGAAGATAAAGTTAAATATGATTGGTGGGGCATCTTGGGATTCTTGTTGAAGCGTACTAAGGATGTTGAATCAAAGATGTTTTGTTCTGAAATGGCTATCAAGCCTCTTGTAGAGATAAAGAAACTTACGAGTGTCAAACCTTTCCACATTAGCCCTGAGATGTTTGTTTGTCTGATTCAGGCTATGGGAGCAACGTTACTTACGACTGATCAAGTATGATAACACTAAATTACCCCAACGTATCTAGCACTATAAGTATTCAGCTACCTAACCCTAGGTTGCGAGACGTGGAACACGTGGATCATGATGTTAAGTACCACGTCACAATGAACGCAGATATGTATAGTTATGTTGACTCAAGTGTAGATAATAAAATCCTATTAACATTTGAGAATCTGACTCAGAGAGAATTAAATCTACTAAAACATTTATTGTACAGTGTTGCTGACGATAATTTAGTTGAGTTAATAGATTATAGTGGTAATGTTTATCATGGTGTGTTTTTAAATAACCCTTTCAGTAGTGAGTCAGGTAAGAACTTTAAAAAACTAACCTTAGATTTCATGGCAGCGAAACAATGAAAGATATAGTGATAGTTGTTTGTGATGATTTGGAGAAAGATGTAGATATTGCCTGTGATGTGTTGTATAATAACTTACAACTGTCAGCAGACAATGTGCACTGCCCTAGGAACTCTGAGCAGTTATGGGAGATTTTGGAAAATCATCCTACAGATATTCTATTGTTGGATGTTTGTCTAGGTAGAGAAAATGGGTTTTTGATCGGTGTTGACGTCCTGAAAAAATACCCTAAGATTGTGATTCTGTACTACTCCAGTAGTTGCAGTTCTACTAGTAGGATGGTAGCAACAGTCTCCGGTGGTGTTGGTTGGATAGATAAACATTCTGAGGATTTTGTTCAGGAATTCACCAGGCTCGTTACACAATGGTCTGACATTGTTTACCGGAAGCGTGAACTAGAAAGGAGATTGCAGAATGTCCGACGCAGAGTATGATCCGAAAACGTGCGAACTTGCACACAGTAAAATCAATAGGCGTATTGATGAGTTAGTAGTCGTACACGCTCACCAAAAAGAAATAACTGAGTTAGAAGATAGTTACAGGAAGGAATCAGTAGATAAAGGATTGTCGTTTCATGCGAAAGCTTTAAAGGTCGGTGAAGGTAGATTTGACACAATGAATAAAGCTATTCAAAAGCTACAGTCTCAAGAAAAACGTCGATTGAGGATTCAAATAGCTGTGTTGATTGTCTTAGTGGCGATGTACTCTACAGATTGTCCCGACCACCTCAAGAGTATTTTAGACGACACACAACCACTTAACAAATTACTAACAACCTTTAAACTTTTGAAAGGGCTAATTTTATGAAAATAGGAATACTGACACACTTTGGGAGTTTTCAAGCATCTTACGCTTTACACGTTGGTTGGCTTGAGCGAGCTAAATTATTAAAGTATCACGGTCAGGATTTTGACTTCCTGGTCAACGAAAAATGCACCACAGATATCTACCCAAATATTAAAAAATGTTTAAAGGGTATTGGTACAGGAAAATCTTTTGAGGATCGCGTTGCTTTCTTTGAAGAAGAGTACCTGGCACTACTTGATGAATACGATGTTATTCTAACTGCCGACCTAATGTACCAGTGTCGTGGTAACTTTTTACCACAGAACCAGGCCATCAGGAATGTGATACCTGAGCTTAAAGCTCGATGGTTCCACTGGGTACACTCTGCTTGGACAACCCGTCCGGTGAATCTCCCCTACCCACTATCATTACGTCACACACCAGTACCAAAATCCGTAATGGTGTACATGAACGAGTCTGAGAAGTCTGGTATTAAACAAATGTATGCGACAGAAGATGTTAAGTGCGTGTACAACGCTAAGGACTTTAGGTCGTTCAACAACTGTCAGCCTGTGACATGGGAAATCACAAAGAAACTAGATATCCCTAATAAGGATATTGTGCAAGTGTTACCCCTTTGTTCGACGCGGATGGATGCTAAAGGTATCGATTCTGTGATACGTGTTTTTGCAGCATTGAAACTTGCTGGCCAAAAAATTGCCCTGGTCATAGCCAACAGTAATGGTAGGCATGTTAAAGAGGAAATACTTAAAAAGAAAGCATTTATCTATTCACTAGGTCTTAATGATAACGATTTCTTGTTCACTAGTGACATCACAGATTGGAAACCATTACCCCGTGAAGCTGTGGCTGACCTATTCAAGATTAGTAACTTGTTCGTCTTTGCTTCATGGCGAGAGGTTTGCCCTAACGTTCTTTTAGAGGCCAAAATCAACGGTAACCTTTTGTGTGTGAACAAACGAACACCGTGGGCACTTGAGTTCGCAGGGGACGGTGCTGTGCATTTTGAAGCGACACACAAGACTCCAGGTGTTCAAGATGGTGGTGATGGTGATATGACAAACGTGCACTATGACGCTGGTGCTAAAACGTACTTTGAAGCATTAGCTAATGAGCTAATTTCTAAGGTGCAAAGTCGCAGTCACCTTTGGGAATTTTCTTATGAGAAGATTTGGCATAATCAATTTAAAGGGCTTTTAAATGACTAGTCACAGTAGGGATTTAATCAAAAGGTTAAAGTTGAGTGGGTCGATATTGGACGTTGGCGGTTTGAATGTTAACGGGTCAGTGAAACAACAGTACCCACAGACAATAGCGTTAGATATGCGTGACGGTCGAGGTGTTGATATTGTAGCCAAAGCAGACGATATTCCTTTTGACGATGAGTACTTTGACAATGTAACATGCTTAGACATGCTGGAACATGATGCGACATTTTGGAAGTCTATTCCTGAAATGTTTCGTGTACTTAAAACTGGTGGGTTGTTTGTTTTATCAGTACCCACTATCGGATTTCATGAACATGGTTACCCCGATGACTACTACAGATTCACTGAGTCTGCAATCAGAGCATTATTTAATGTGTCGTACATCGAAAAGTTTGGTAACATAATCTTAGCCACAGGTGTAAAATGCGAGAAGAAATAAAAGTATTCATAGAGTTGCTTGGTGCTGAATCTTATCTTGAGATAGGACTAGGTGACGGTAAGAACTTTGCTTCTGTACCACTAGAGGACAAGTATTGTTTTTCTCCTAATGGCAGAGTCTCATCAGGGACACTGGTTAAGGAACCATCAGACCTAGCTTTCGACCTGAACTACGATCTTATTTTCGATATTGTTTTCATTGACGGACTACACGAGTACACTCAAGTTGTGAGGGATGTTAACAATGCCACTGAAAGACTCAAAGAAGACGGGGTCATACTTATCCATGACGTTAATCCTACACATAAAAATGACTCTGTCTACCAAAAGACGAAGCCTCCGGGAGGTGGAGCATGGTGCGGTGACGTTTGGAAAATCATTCCACACATTGTGACACAGTTGCCTGAGTATGATTTTCGTATCATTGAGGGTTTTCCTGGCATGTTGGTTATGTGGCTAGGTCGAGGCAGGGACGTGTCTAGCCTGGTCGGACCAACTCCTTACGAGAAAAAGTCCCGAGAAAACTTTACTTACACCACAGTCACGTTACGGGAGGCAGTCAATGATTATCGGAACAGTCGCAATATGTAAATTTCCACTAGCAGATTTAATGGTCGAGAATCTGTCCAAGCACTGCGACTTGATTGTGTTAAGATTCGACACTATTAATGGTTCCGAAGATATTTTAGCTAAATGCAAAGCTGCTGCACAGTGTGAGGTTGTGAGTTTTAACAGCAGTATTGTTTGGAATCGTTGGAACTGGCGTCAGGAGATGGCTGATTTTGCAAGTAAGTACAAACCTGATTTTGTCTTGTGTCCCGATGAAGACGAGATGTTTGCAGACAATTTCGAGTTAGACTTGAATAATTTTAAAGAGTCTGATAAGAACATGATGATGTTTGACTATCAGATGGCTACTGACGACAACAGATCAGTTCCTAAGTACCCCGGTGCGCGACACATGAAAGCTTACCGTTGGCGTCCAGGTATAAGTTTCCGACCATACCGAGGGTACGCCATGGCTAACTTTAAAGAATCATACCACCAAGGATTCATGGCCCAGGAAAGAATTAATCACTATTGTTTCTTCACACCAGAGATGCAAGCAACTAAGGTTTTACACAAATAACATGGATAAAACACTGTATGTAGTGACAGGATTTATGAGATCAGGTACATCTATGATGATGAACTGTCTTAGTGAAGGTGGTCTTGATGCTGCATACAGTGATCAAAGAGATGCCCGCTCGAAGCAGTTTGCAGACGACCACTACCACCCTAATAAGGGCGGGTTGTTTGAGTTAAGTGCTAGTGAACACACTAAAGAAACGTTTCCTGCTGATTACGAAGGTCGATTAATTAAATCATTAAGACGTTCAGTAGTAACAATGGATACAATGTGTCACGGAATACGTTTTATCATGATGCGTAGAGACCCTGAGGAAATTAGGCAGTCTTACAATGCTTTCTTTAGTGGCTCACTAAGGGTTAGAGTTGATCACGAATTAAATGAAATTAAAAAGTTAGTTGAGCAAAGAGAAGACACTTTGTCTCTTCATGAATTTTGGTACCGGGATGTGTTGACGCGACCAGAAGAACATTTTAATATTTTGAAACAATCAGGGTGGCCCATAGATACTAAAAAATGTGTGTCTGTGGTTGACCCAAAACAATGCAGATTTAAATTAGAGCAACTTGAAATCGGTATACCTTAATGATAGAATTAAAACACTTACGAACACCCTTTAGTAAAACATTGCAGTTACCGAACGGTCGCCGTCGAGTAGTGAGCAAGTTAGGGAAATTAGTACACTACGAACATCCTGTGACTAAGACGCTTCGTAGTATAGACACAACCATCTTACCAGATGGCACGTGCTCTAAGGTGCCATACGATGTCCAAATACATAAGAATAAAGTAGGGTATTCCTACACGTCTAAATCAGGTGGCACAGTCTCTGTAGAATTAGTGTCAGTAGATAATCAACCGATACAAGACGTCACAACACGGATCGAAGGTAATAAATTATACTGGGTAGGTGCTGCCACTGATTTACTGCTACATATCGAGGTCATGCCTCAATATGTTGAGATTTTTAAAACACTAGAAACGTCATCAGCTCCCAAATCTTTAAAGTGGTTGGTCAAAGAATCCGAGGGATGTAACTGCCACTTTAGTAAAAAAATAATGGGGTGGGATAAGAATAAAGCCACTATTGAGATACATACTAAAACTGAACACGTCTCAGAAGGGTACTATTTTACTGAAACGTTCACTGGTAACGTGGCTGTAATAAAGGACAGATCAACAAGACAGAAAACCTGGTCGCAAGACGCCCGTTACCCTGTAGTCATCGATGCCCAAACAGTAGAAAATATTGTAGACACTAACGATGATGGTGGTGAGTATTTCGGGGCTTGGTACCCTGGTTACATTCCCGTGTCATACTACAGTGATATTGCTGGTGGTGCAGGTTTCAGGTTCCAATCACTAGGTATCCCTCAAGGCTCAACGATCACTGACGCTGTCCTTAGTGTTGATGTGTCGGCGGCTAACTCATCTGCATCCGTCACTGTCTACGGGGATGATGTTGATTCTGCTGAGCCTTGGTCAAACAGTAGTAGACCAACCATGGCAGTTCAAACTACAGCTTCGACTGTCTTCGTACCTACCACTGTCGCAGTTCATGATGTAGATGTAACAGCTATTGTGCAAGAGATTGTGTCAAGAGTAGGTTGGTCGTCTGGTAATGATATCAGATTCAGTATGTTAGATTCTGCTGGCACTAACGCCTTTTACATTGTTGATTACGACACAGATCCAAACAGGTCAGCAGTATTAACAGTTGATTATGAAGCAGCCACAACAAGCACAACCAGTACCAGTACCAGTACCAGTACCAGTACCAGTACCAGTACCAGTACCAGTACCAGTACCAGTACCAGTACCAGTACCAGTACCAGTACCAGTACCAGTACCAGTACCAGT